CCCAGTGCTCTGGTGAGGATGGTATGGAGAATTTCTTGGACGCAAGATAGCCTCGCTCAAAGGCGGCCACCGGAGAGTGATTAAGTCGAGAGGGCGACATTAAACATCCCGAGTCCATTCTTAGAAATGGTAAACCGCACATCGTTCGCGGTATATAAGTAAGCGGTCTCGGCAAGCAGGGGCAAACTGCTGCAACTCTGGTAGGCAGGCAGAGTAACTGGATACAGACCCAGTATAAAAAGGTGCCGCGCTAATAGACCGCAAGTTCGCAATAGTCTATTAAGGTGCCTAGTATTGTGGTGAAGGAGGAATTTGAGGTCGGGTCACAAGTAGCTACTGTGATTTTCATCACATAGGAAAAGGTTAAATGGAGTTTGACGAACAGCCATAGTTGAAGACGGGATGGAAGGAAACTAGTTCTCTTGTCCTTACCCAGGTTAAAACCTCGGAAAAGCGATTAATAGTAGTCGCACCCGTCATACAACGCGCAAACTGTACGGCTATGCATATGCCAGATTGCTCGGCGCATTATAAAAGAGGAGCAAAGTAAGCACTAGTGGACCATAAAATAAGAATGAAGGGTTCTTATCGCTAGTTACGGCTGAAAAACGGGAGGGCAGGGAAAAGGATTGGTAGTCCCGATCAGCTTTGGGTAGCTCCCAAACTGAAAAGGAAGTAGTTTCATCAACTACCCCCGTCACACAGTGTAGGCCATTTTCATATGATATGAGGAACCAACAAACTTGTCAGAGCAAGTCGGGAAACTCGCCGCTCACTCTGAATCAGCGGTATCATATGACCGAGTGGTGGGACCTCGGATATCAAACCACCATCATGCCCAAATAGTTTAATGGAGAAAACGCCGCCCGCTAAAGCGGAAATGAGGTCCGAATCCTCTGAGAGCATCGCGATTATACCGGCAACTGGTACATTATTTACAAGAAGTTGCGGCCGTATCTCAGGACCGATCTGGGAAGAGGGACAGCCTAGATAATAGAGAACTGGTTCAAGTCCAGCGGGTCGCTACGTATTGGCGACTCGGCAGATGGTGCGCTCATGGATAGGTTTCAGTAGCTAAGATTACCTCGGTCAACTTGGTCGCGACAGGTTGACCTTTATATCGCGGGATAGTACAGAGGTCTAGCACGGTTGGCTCATACCCAGCAAACACGGGTCCAAATCCCGTTCCCGCCACCAGCTCAGAGCAAATGCGAGTTTAAAGAATGATGTGCGGCTGGCAACCTACTGCTATATGGCTCCTTAGCTCAGTTGGCTAGAGCATTCGGCTGTGGAAAATGAATGTGGTTAGTAGCATACTGGAGGCAATGGTGCGCCCATACAGCCGGAAGGATGAGTGCAAATCTCATATTTTCCAATAACCGAAGCGTCGTAGGTTCGAGTCCTACAGGAGCCGCTTCGAAAGACATGACGGTCATTCGATATTTTTCAGCAGGGCCGGAACCTCCCTGCTACCCTTGGCCTTATCGTATAGTGGTAATTACGTAGGCTTGTCACGCCTAAAACCGCAGTTCAATTCTGCGTAAGGTCGCTCGTGCTTTGATGACCAAATGTAGCTTGGCAGTAAATAAACATTAATGCAGATGTGGGGTTATGATGAAAGCCTTTACCTTAAAAGACTACGCGCCAACAATAGAAACATTTAATCCTTTGACCCAGTTTTACACCTTGTTGGCAGCGTGGCGCGAAAGCGCCAAATGCCCCGTGTGGCAGCCGGTTTAAGCCGTTGGCCCTTCAAGCCAAAGTACCGAGTTCAACTCTCGGACGGGGTACCATACGCGAAGGCGTATCTTAGCAATTTGAGTATACCTATCTTAGATAGGTATATGCCCTATGGGGCAGTCGGTAAAGCCATCGGCCTCTCAAGCCGAAGTGCGGAGTTCAATTCTCCGATAGGGTACCAGTACGCCAGGATGCACGGCGTGTAATAAATGCAATCCACCGTTAACACGAATTTAGCACTTAAACTACCACCGACATTTGACTGTAGACCTAAATGGAAATCTCAGCCCAAAGGCGTGAGGGAGTCAATGATATGTGGCTTAGCGGAAAACGGTATATAAAGAAGCGAAGTAAAGTGCAATTAATTAAATAGGCGCGCACAGCAACAACTTATAAATATAACTAAATGAGTTAAATGAATGGCGCCTAGGTAAAAAAAGTCCAGCATGACGAAAAACCGCCGTTGGGGCTGACTGCGAGGTCCTGGTCCCAGTGCTCGATGAACTTCGGCACAGAGTGTTTCTTGACTCTGGGAAAGTTCCCTAAACAAGAATGTAATCCTTGCCAACCATGCGGGATAGCGGGTTCAAGGCAGAAAACATGCGGTCCGGCCGGACGCGATGATGGCTAGTTTGGGGTTTTACGCCATTACGAATACAGGAGTGATGAGACGCTATTTCACTTAATACTCGGTGCACCTAGGAAACAAATCCTGTATTTCTGGCCCGTATGGTGGAAAAGGCAGACACTATAGACTCAAAATCTATTGACTTCGGTCGTCTCGGTTCAAGTCCGAGTACGGGCACTTTCTTTAAGAGGTGAGTAATTATGGAAATAATAATTGAATCAATATTAGATACAAATGTTGGTACTATTATAATTGGTTTCCTGTTACTTACCGCCTTATTTATATCATGGTACGGGAATCATCCTCGTACCTAATTGCTTCCATAGCATAATGGTAATGCGGAGGCTTCGTAAGCCTTTAATCGGTGTCCGATTCACCGTGGAAGCTCTTTACCAACGGACAAGGCTTTGGCGCGTGATATTTTAAGGTTGTGGGAGATATTAGTAACCAAATGAGCTATTGACGAATAGCAAAACTCTGAAACAGGTACGCCTGCTCTGCTAATATCATTTGTACCACTAAATTAAAATAAATAAAGCGGTGGGATGCGAGTGGTTGGTAATATGCCTCCCTAATCCAATTGGCAGAGATAGCGCGCTAAGAACGCGTACAGTGTGAGTCCGAATCTCACGAGAGGTACAATTGTTGTTCAGCTGACAACCCAGTGGATGGATTTTGACGCATCCCGTGCTACTACTGAGAGAGGGTACACGCTTAGGCTTTGCATGCGAACCACGTCCAATGAAGGTAGCACATTATCTCCGGCTAGTCTAAGGGACAGAACGTGTGGCTACGGACCACAAAATCGGCGTTCAAATCGTCGGCTGGAGACTTGGCGCGAAAGCGCAAATTCATTTTGGAGGTACCTATTATATGAATGAACCGAGACTAAAGATTCTTCCACCTTGGACTCTCGTAATACGCAAGCTAGAAGCGCTATTTGACGGTGACCCTCAGATTGCTTTCAATGTTGACTTTAGTGGCGAGCATCCTACAGTTGTTCTTGCTTGTAATAACGGAGATAAGGTTGCCGCTCTTCTACAGATTCTACCTGAAGAAGTTAAATTTGGCAATGTTACACTAAAGGTAATTGTTGATGGTGAGCCCAGCAATCGTGCTTTCACAAGTAAGGTTGAACTATTTGATACTGCTTTTGCCAAGAACCCTGCTTACGCATATTCTGTGTGTCCTGCGGAAGAGGGATACCAGTGGATTGGTACTACCTACGTTGTATTTAATAACTGTGTAGTACAGTTTGCCGCGGATAATCTAAATGACTGCCACGGAGTAATTAGTACCCTATATGAGACAATTGCTAGTGAGCTTCTAACTGGGCCTGCAACTGAGGGTGTATTCTATAATACCCATGTTGTACGTGCAGGTCTCGGAATGCCGCTTGGAGAATGGCCCTAAGCCCTATTAACTTTTCTTGAGCGGAAACTTCCGCTCTATATGTGTCAGTATCCAAGTAGGTAAGGAACCAGCGCATAGGTCTGGTATCATCATGCTAGCGATGATGTTGAAAGTGCAATTCTTATCCTGGCACGCCATATGCACCATTAGCCTAGCGGTGAGGCACCACACTTTTAATGTGGGTTAGGCGGGTCCAACTCCCGTGTGGTGCACTCATATGCTGGAGTGGTCCAACGGATACGACAAGAGACTTCTAATCTCTTGATTAGGATTCGACTCCCTACTCCGGTACCAAATATTTGACAATTATAAAAATTATGCTATAATTAATGTAGTAAAAAGGAAAGGAGATAAGATATGGATGATGTTCGCTCTGCTGTAATGTCTAGGCGCGTTTATAAAAGCGAAGATTTTGATGCTGTATTACTTTGCGCCGTTAGATATTGTCTTGGCCGTCGTACTTATATGCCTGACCTTGTAACTAAATGGATTATGGGTACTTGTAATCATAAGCTTTCTCCAAATACTATTAAAATAATGTTACGTGATATTAATGACCAACGAAAAATGGGTGATAAAGCTCTCGGAGACCCCTGCGATATTCAAACTTGGAATACTTTTGAAAAATGGTTAAAGGAGCAGCAAAATGCGTGATATTTCAAGAATTGAGTCTTGCTGCGCCAAGTTAGCGGAAATATGGCGTCAATATCCAGACCTTCGGCTTACTCAATTAATATTACTAGGCACGAGTGAATTTACGCGCGAAAAAGGATATGATGCCTTTTATGCAGAAGACCAGGAATTTCTTGATTTCTTTTTCGATTATGTACAACGGAGCTGATGTTTATGCGGAATCGTGCAGAAAAACGTCATAATGACTGGAAGAAAGCAATTCGCAAACGGGAAATTAGCCGAAAAGTGTATCGTTTGAATCAGGATTGGTATGATAATTTGCACCAGTTTAGCAAAAATAAAGTGCATTGTTCCTGTCCTTTCTGCCGCGCGAAAACCGCTAAAAATAAGCAGATTTGGAGCGGTGGAAAAAATTGGTCTATTCGTGATGAACGGCGTATTGAAGAAATGGAAGATCAGATACTTGACAATGAAGAGAATTTCTGATATAATGATTATAGAAAGTGAGATAAGATTTACATAAAAGGCAATTTGAAAATTTGTTGCAAAAGATTTAGAAAAGAGCATCTCCTTTCTCGCGGCGAAAGCCGCATTTATCGAGGACGTAGTGTAATCCGGTAACACGGGAGCTTCGGGAGCCCCAATTGCAGTTCAAATCTGACGTCTTCGACACAGATAGACAGTTACAGCAGTTTGCTTACATAGAAGTAATGTGTTATTGGTTCAAATCCAATCTTCTCCATTGGAGAAGTAGCTCAGTTGGTAGAGCAATTAATTATGAAGCTGTCTAGTATTTATAGGCCATTACAGCAATTACAAACAAGATTAAATGAGAAATGATAATTTTTAATATGGCCTAGTTTTTATTTGAATAGAAGATACCCTCGGGGATCTTACTAGATTGCCGCGTTGGGAACCTTATGGTGGAAGAGCCCTATTTGAAAGAGGTAGAGTAGTATCTACAACTCTTCCGCGGCGTTTTCTTATTGGAGGAAATATGTATACATTAGAGGACGGAACACAAGTAGACGGTTTTATTAGCAGGGTACGATTGCCAGATGGAAAAACATATGCGCTTCAATGTAAATTAATTGAAGCACATCCAATTACCTGCCCGAAATGCGGTGGTACATTTGAACTATCATTTGGGCATGGAAGATGTGATTTTTGTGGTACATATTTCACTACTGAATTTAAAATTACCGAAGTCTAAATTTAGAACTGTAGGCTTAGAAGCAGCCATCAGCTAAGGAGTTTTCTCTTCTCCGTTTGCGCGAAATGTATTATAGGCTTACAATTATGTGTCCTATAAGTATGATGTGCGAATGGGCAATAGATAAGAAATTTGGCGTAACAGCACATCTAAAATGGCGCTATGGCGGAATGGTAACGCCCCGTCCTGCTAAGACGAGGGTATCTGTAAAAGGATATGCACGTTCAAGTCGTGCTGGCGCCGCTAATGCAGTGGCGGAATAGGTAGACGCTTGCCACAACTTTAAATGAATCAATACGGTGCCAAATTGCCGATTGACGAAAAGGAAAGGAGCAAAGAACAATGAAGGAAGAACTTATCAATATTGTATTTAATTGGAAAGACTTTGACGAAATTATGGCTTTTATGGAAAAAGGCAAGTTTGAAACTGTACAGGATGCTATTATGAACGCTATTCGGGCGTGTACTGAGAAGTAAAATTGCCATTTAACGATATGAGCAGTGGCGGAATAGGTAGACGCTTGCCACAGTCCGCGGATAGAATTGGGTGGTGAACGCGCGGACATGTAAGGTGCAAATCCTTACCTGCATTAATTATCAACAATGGGGTGTAGCCAAGCGGCAAGGCACAGGACTTTGACTCCTGCATCGTTGGTCCAAATCCAACCACCCCAGCATTCTCAATTATCAAAAAGGAGGTCTTTTTATGATTAAACTAATTCTAAACAACACATTCGAGGCTGAACTTACCGGCTTCAATCGTAACACTAATTTTGAAATGGGCAATGAGCAGATAACTAGTCAAGCATATTGTTATGTACGTAGTACTAGTAATGATATCTATGCACTTGCTAATGAAACCATTACTTCTCTTAAGATTATGAAGGATGACAAGGTACTATACGATGCCGGTACTATTGATGCTCATCTCGTTTCTGTCGATGAGAACCTTAATGGAGAGGAAATTAGTGTAAGCTTTACTCTACGTATTACTATGTAATGAGTTACGGGTAGCCAAGCATTAAACGGCGCGAAGAAAATACAGCTCGTAAAGGGAGAACACTCGGAGGGGACAACTCCGTGCATTCGCTGCAGAGCAAGTCTGTGAAATCTCTCAGAGATACGTGTGATTGATACTCTATGGAGCTACTGCACACCCCGTAATTTAAAAAGGTAGGTAAATAAGTGAAACTGTATACATCTTACTGGGCGCAAGTGCGCCGCTTTCCTTCAAATTTAATCGCATTAAATACTACGATTTGGTCGCCGAAATGGTATAAAGTCGGTGGTATTGATAAAAATGGCATAATTAGCCTTAATTGCCCACCGTTACGGCCAGGACATTCCTGTGACGGCCTCTGCAATGGTAAATGTAACCCAAAACACCCAAATGATTGCGCTTTCTTGCGCGAATACCGCAAACAACTAGATGCAATTAATTTTGATGATTTTATGCAAACGCTATATCGGCTTCATGAAAAGATATGTAATGATTACGCGGCAACCGATAAAGATTTTGACTTTGCATTCATGTTCTTTGAAAAATATGATAATCCTTGTAGTGAACGTTGGCCCGTACAAGATTGGTTTCGGGCACATAACATCTCGATAGAAGAGTGGCATCCTAATATTTGACTTTTATTAAAATTTAGGTATAATAGAAGTATAAGAAAGGGGATGGCATAATGAGAGATTATAACTTGAGAACGAGACAGACTTGGCGTCATAAGCTTTGGTTTAATCAGTATAAACATTATGTAAATAGAGTTATCCGCAATGATGAACTCTGGATGGGCCGATTTTATATTACGATCGAGCAAAGAGACATGGAAAAGTTTGAGGATGGGAGCGGTGGCATTATGCGCGCCTATATAACTATGCACGATCGTAAAACTGATATTACTTGGTCCAGCTGGTATACTGGTCTAGACATGGGATGGAAATTTTGGTCTGACTTTAATAATTTTATTGTCACTCGTTGTGGAGTATGGCAAGAACAACCTGACGTGCGTGTAAATCGTATTGATTATCGTAAGCATAAGAATAGAAAGTGAGGATAGATTATGTTCTATATGTATCGTATTAATTATGTGGAAGACAGCTATGAGCTAACGGAGGAAGGCGGCGTAGTCCATGCTGCAGATTATGCTACCGCGCTAAAGTATCTTACAGACGTATACCATGATATCGCTGATATTTATCTAACTGAAATGGATGCAACGAACGTACTAACCCAGCAGGATCTGGAAAACGTTCTTAATGCAATTAAGCCATAACCGCCGGATGGGAATAGGCGGGTTAAAAATATGTAACCATCCCTTGTACTGACATGGAGCTGAAATGCTTACCCAGATACAAGGTGAGTCCTATGACCTATGGCTCTAACGGTCATGCGTGAATGGGTATTATCACTCCTGCGGGTAGTAAATAAGGACGTGACTACTATTTAAAGTACACCTGATAAATGCAGGGGCGCAGGTCACAATACCCTAAAAGAGCCTGAAACGCTAGGCACTTCGAGTACGCGGCCATGCTCGTTAAATCGGCCTCAGAGGTACCAGTCACTCTGTATAATAACGACTGTGCATCATAGGTGTGATGGCGGCGGCACCTAAAATCGCCACCGCACGGCGCCAGTGGGATAATGCTTTAAGCAAAAGTCGCCCCTTAAGACTGGCAAGTTTACTTCGGGACAGCATTTGCTGTCCCACTTTTTTTATTTGACTTTTATCGAAAATTAGAGTATAATTAATGTATGAAAGGAGAGGATAGAATGCCGTTACTTTATGTTTTGTGCGGACCAAGCGGAAGTGGTAAAACTACCTGGGCGAAAGAATTTATTAAGGAGCATCCTGAAATTACTTATGTGTCTCGTGACACCATTCGTTTTTCTATGATGAAAGATGCCGATGAGTACTTTGCGCATGAAAAAGAAACTTTTAAAAATTTCGTATCTACCATCGTTGAAGGGCTTAGAAACGGCAAAGATGTAATTGCTGACGCGACTCATTTAAATGAGTGCTCGCGCAAAAAGCTTATCAATGCTATTGATAACTACACTAGTAATTATTCTATCATGTATATTGTATTTAAAACTAATTTAAAGACTTGTTTAAAGCATAACGAAGCGCGTACAGGACGTGCACGTGTACCAAAAACTGCGATTCAAACGATGTATAATAATTTTCGTATGCCCGATATGAAGGAAGATAAACGTATAGTAGATATTTGCTGTGTGTAAAGGAGACAATCACCTATGAGTGAGATATTCGTAACTAGTGACACCCACTTTGGGCATCAGCCCGAGTTCCTTTGGAAACCCAGAGGTTTTTCTTCTGTAGAAGAAATGGATGAAGCTATTATTGAAAATTGGAATAAAGTGGTTAAGCCAGAGGACATGGTAATACACCTTGGAGACGTTATGCTCAATGATAGCGCACATGGCCTTGCATGTTTTAAGCGACTAAATGGGCAGATTAGTATTACCTGGGGCAACCACGATAGTGATATACGTAAAAAGCTTCTTGGCTCGCTTCCTAATGTGATTGCACTAGGATATGCTCATCAGTTTAAATATAATAAACTTTCTATCTATATGAGCCATTACCCCACGCTTACGAGCAATTATGACCAAAAGCATTTCAGCGAACATGTATTAAGCCTTCATGGGCATGTACATTCTAGGAAACCTTGGATCGATCCACGTAATCCTTTCATGTACGATGTAGGCATGGATGCTCATAATTGCACACCAGTGCATATTGACGAAGTAATCACAGATATTCGTCAGCGTTGGGAAGAAATTGGGCGTCTACCGATAGCACTTCAGCCGCAAGATACTTATCCATACACTTCTATTATTTGACTTTATCTAAATCTATGGTATAATAGTTATGTTAGAAGATAAGAAATGCTTAATAAACTTTTCGATATGCACATTTTATAAATACTCTTACAGTCGTGACAACGACCAAGATGAAAAGGAGAATTAAAATGCAATATTGTCGGAAGCCAAAAACTATTGATGCAATTGTTTATAATGGTATGAATATTAATGAGATTAAAGATTTTTTAAAAGAGAAGTATAAATATGGACGTATCATGGAGAATGGGCGTTTGTCTCTTTTGTTAAATGATAATAATGATAGTTATAGTGCCTCAATTAATGATTATATTGTGATAGATAATACACATAGTTTTGTAATGACAAAATACGCATTTGAAGATACTTATATCCCGCTGTCTTGACAAAGACTAAGATGAAAAGGAGATAAATAACATGAATGATTTTTTGAATGCAATGAAAAAGGAAAGTAATTACACTTTTACAGAAAATTCTGCTATTACTCATAAATCAACTCTAAACAAAGTGTTAGATATGTTCGCTATGGGCGGTTCTATGCGTACTCGCTCAGACAAAGATGTAATTCTTATGTTTAAGTCGGCATATGAAGAGGATGCAACTCTTGCACTAAAGTGTCTATTTTATCTGCGCGACGCACGCGGCGGCGCGGGCGAACGACGCTTCTTCCGTGTTTGCTATAAGTGGCTCGCGCAGGAATATGAGCGAGAGGCAATTCATCTTATTCCATATGTTGCCATGTATGGACGCTATGATGACTTGTTTGTACTAGAAAATACGCCATGTGAAAATGAAATGTTTGATTATCTATATAAGGTGATTAATCAGAATGAAGACCATCTGGTGTATAAGTGGCTAAAGAGTGAAAACTGTTCCTCGAAGGATTCAAAGCGCTTCGCGCGCAAAACACGTGAAGCTTTTAATATGACCCCTCGTGAATACCGTAAGATGCTTTCTGAGGGACGTAAGGCATGTAATCTTGTCGAAACCCTTATGAGCCAGAACCGTTGGGATGAAATTGCATTCGAGCATCTTCCTGCCCGCGCCGGGCTCCTTTATAAAAGCGCCTTTATGCGCCGTGAAGAGATTCGTGCGCGATACGCTGAATTTATGGCGAATAAGAATACTAAAGTTAATGCTTCCGTACTAACCCCGGTAGAAATTGCACATCAGATTCTTAGTTATGAAACTTGGCGCACCCCATCTGCTACTGAGCGCCAGGCTTGGCAGAAGTATTGGGATAATCTTAAAGATTATTACGGCGGGCGCGAAGAACCTGGTATTGCTGTTGTCGATGTAAGCGGTAGTATGTATGGTTTACCAATAGAGGCCGCAATTTCTATGGGCGCTTATATCGCAGAGCGCGGGCGTGGTCCTTTTCAGAATCATTTTATTACTTTTAGCTCCGCTCCTACACTGGTAGAGTTTGAAGGCGTTGATATCTACGATAAATTTATTCGTGCTGAAAACGCTGATTGGGGCCAGAATACTAATATTGAAGCCGTATTTGATCTACTATTAAATACTGCTAAACGTAATCATGTCTCGGATGCAGAAATGCCAAAAACAATTTATATTTTTAGTGACATGGAATTCGACCACTGCATCATGATGAACAATAGTCGACCGCGCTCATGGAATTATACTACCATTGAGCGCTCAGAAATTGATACATTGATTGAACGCAAAGCGCGTGAATGGAAAGCCGCAGGCTATTCTGCTCCGCGTGTGATTTTCTGGAATCTTGATTCGCGTCAGAATAATATTCCTGCAATTGGCCCCGGTTTCTCATATTGTAGCGGCTTTTCAATGAGTGCCCTTGAAGGAGTACTGTCTGGAAAAGATGGTGTCGAAATGATGCTTGAAATGCTTGAAAGTGATCGCTATCGTGCCATTTTCTCCGTGATCTAATCACCCATTTTTTCACCTTCTTTTTAAGTCAAGCATATTTAATGCTTGACTTTTTTCCTATTTTTTGATATAATAGATAAAGAAGAGGAGGGATAGAATGGATATTCTTACTGATGTTTATACGCATCATATGAAAGTGAAAGAGCGGGGATATGAGCCTGTTTTTACAGTGTTAATCGGATCGCAAAATTATAAATTAGATAGCGCAGACAGCGACATTGATACTTTTACCTTTATTTTTCCTAGTGCCGAAGATTTAGCATTCGCGCGCGAACCTAAGAATGGCGAGTTTGAAGTAGAAGATGGTAAATGTATGTATAAAGACATTCGTTTTGCACTTAATCTTCTTAAGAAAACTTCTCCCAATAGCGTCGAATACTTTGTAGGTAAGTATCGTTATTATGAGCCCGCATACGAAGGAATTGTGAAAAAGTATCTAGAAGATAAATCTTGCCTTAACTTTATGGCTCATTGTAATTATCGTCATATGTTATATGCGATTGCGGGTATGACGCATCAGTTAACTAAACGTAATATGTCTGCAGGAAAACGCCTTTCCCACGCTTTGCGGCTACGTAGTACGGCGGATGTCTTTACAGAAAGTCTCGATGTCACACACTTACTTGAACTTTCGCCGCAAGCTTATGAGCAAGCATATAAGGCTAAATGCGACAAGAGTGATGCTTTGGAAGACTATTATAACATGGAATGCGACACCATTGCTGATTTATTAAATAAACAAAAAGAAGAATTTGAGCTTAATGAGTTCAAAGCAAATGTACAAGAAAAAGGTTTACAGCTTATTGAGGACTTTCAGAAAGAACTCATGCAGTATTACCTTAAATATATTCTATAAGAGGAGATAAAATGGAACTAGACATTAAAGCGGGTAAGCGGGTACTTTATAAGGAAAATGGACAGTGGCACGCAGGCGAAATTGCTACGGGCGCCGCAACTATTAACGAACATGGCCTATACATTCCAATTATTACTATGGATGGCGAGCTTATTACAAGCGAAATTAATGATATGTTTTTAAATAGTTTTAAGTTGGAGTCATGGGTGCATGAATATCCAGAATATTACATGACTAAAGAACAATATATTGAATTTATGCGCGACGAAGATTTTGATTATCATCAAGAGAATGCTTTTGTCGCAGATAATGAATACGGATATTATCCGGTAGCGAAGTACAATAAAAACTGGATCGAAAAGCAACCCTTTGAATATATTATTAGGAGTGTATAAAATGAAGCCGAGATTGACAATTCGTAAATGCTATGGACATTGGCGAACTGTGCGGCAACATCGAAAATTAGTTAGACATTATTGTCGCTTAGCTGGCCTAACTTGGCGTGGTATTAAACATGATTTATCTAAGTACAGCCCAATAGAATTTTTAGAGTCTGCGCGATACTATACCGGCACTTCTTCTCCAATTAATCGGGCAAAACAAGAGCAGGGGTATTCGCGCGCGTGGTTACATCATCGCGGTCGCAATCCTCATCATTATGAATATTACATGGATAACTTTGATAGCGGCGGTATTCCATTACTAATGCCGCGAGACGATTTTGTAGAATTGGTATGCGATTATATTGCTGCAGGAATTACCTATCAAGGCGGCGATCGGGAACATTTTAGTTTTAGCAGTGAAAACGATTGGTGGATAGGTAAACGTGATCATTGCGCTATGCACCCGGCGAATAAATTGATGCTGGACACGATTTTTCTAGATCTAGAATATGCTGATAATCACATACTGTCTGGCTGCCCAACGGCACTTATTACCTCTACCCCAGAATCCCTTATCAAATCTGGATATTTACAAGAAATTTGGTATAAATATAAAGATTATGTAGCAGAATGATTCCATTCTGCTATTTGACTTTTTTAAAAATTATGCTATAATTTTTTATAGAAAGGGGAGAGAAATAGATGCCAGTTGCAAAAACTTATGCTAAAATGCCCCAGCAGGGCGAGCCTTTTATGGAAAACAAGCGTATGTATGTATATGTGCTCAGTAAAACGGGCGCGAAAAAGGTGCGTTGGTATACTGAACAGGAATACGCTCGTATGTATCATAATGAGAACGCCCCAATAAAAGATATTATGGACTTTGATGCCTGTCATGCATTTGGGTTCGATACACATGGATATATTACTATTTTTAAGGGTGATCAGGATTATATTAAAGAGTGGGCAGACGAACATCGAGATGTGGTACGTTATAATTTGACTTTCTTAAATTATGTACCCTCGCGCTTTGAATTGCCTGAAAACATTCCCGCCGATATCATCCCTATTCGTTTAGATTGGTCGCAGGTTTGTAATCATGACGTGTATATGCGGCCGCATGATGTAGTTGAAAGCATGGTTCGGTCTTTAATCATCGATGCCGCCGCGATGGGTGAATATCAGGGAAACGTTGGCGAATGGCTTACAAAAAATTTATTTATAATTAAAAAAACATCAAAAAACTCTTATTATGGAGAAAAGCATTTATATGTAATGAAGGATAATGAAAACAACATATATATGTGGGAGACTGGAGCAAAAAATTTTTCAGTCAAATCGCAAATTAATTTAAAAATGAAAGTTAAGGCGCATACACCCTACGAAAATCATAAAGCGACTGTAGTGTGGTATTGCAAGGAAGTTTAAATGATTTTACTTAGTAAGTATTACAATGGATTATTAACACATTGTGATGAGTGCGGGGCTTTACTTGGATATACACCCGCTGATATATATGAACATCACTATATTTATTGTATTTAGTGTCATAATAAAATTAGTGTCCCCTTAGACTTGTCGTATGATGGTTTAATACGAGAGGAGAAATCAACTAATGAAACTGTGGTTTGAGAATGCCGATGGTGTTCGTAGGATAATTAAAGACCACTGTAATAATTGGGATGAAGTGGAAGAAGCGATTGACCAATTTATTATTCAGTGTAATAAAAATAAACATAATATTGCCAAGAAAAAATATGGCGAAAATTATGATCCGAAGAAAGTTATACCCTTTAAGAGTTATTATCGGCGGCAATGGGAAGATGAAGAGACTGGAATGATAAAAATTGACGTGGGAAGTTGGACCGAATTTTTTTATGTAGAATGATTACTAGCGCCGCAATAAAGATTCTAGATTCGCGCGAAAATAAAGAAAAATCCTACCGTATGTGATGATTTGTGGTGAGGTAAGAAATGGCAAATTTTTATAATTATAACGAATGGCTTCATTCAAAAGTTGTAAACGTTATTTATGAGCATCATTTAATGGATGAAATCTATAATATTTACCATACAACAGATTCTACAGATAAATTTGTAAGAGGGCGTCTAGGCCATGAAATTAAAGTTTATCGAGTATGGCGTACAAGCAATGGAGAATGGCTATATAAGAAGACAGAGTATGAGCAGTGAATTTTAGGCTAGTGGCAGATTAAACATAGAAAAAGTAATTGACATTTTCTAAATTTATGATATAATTATTCCGTAAGAAAGAGAGAAAGGATGATTTAAATGCTGAATAAGGATCAAGAACGTGAACTCGCATACGTAGTTCTAATTGACGGCATTGAACCGATTCCTGGCTATGACCGTGTAGAGCATGCGATTGTCGGCGGTTGGCGTGTAATTGTGCAGAAGGGCCAATTTAAAGTAGGCGATCCCGCTATTTATTTCGAGATTGACTCTCGCGTTCCTTCCGATAAGGAATGTTTTGCTTTCCTTGAGAAGCGCAATTACAAAGTTAAGACTTTGAAGATGTGCAAAACCATTTCTCAGGGTTTGCTTATGCATCCGTCTGATTTTGGTTGGGACTGGTATATAGACGAAGGAAAAAATATTCCGTATATTTATAACAATCAAACCGAAGAACGTTATTATCCTGATAATGAATCTCGTTTCCTGACCAAGAAACTTGACGTAACTTATGCCGATGATGAAGATAATCAGCGTAAGGCTGCCCCAGTAGATAAGTATAAGAAAATGGCTCAGCGGCATCCCGACATCTTTAAAAAGCCTTGGGCGCGTTGGATGATGCGTCATGAATGGGGCCGTAAAGTTATGTTTTTCTTCTTTGGTAAGAAAAAGGATCAGAAGAATGGATGGCCGTCTTGGGTATCTAAGACTGACGAAGAACGTGTGCAGAACATGCCGTGGATATTGGAAGACTCCGGTGACTGGGTGGCCACTGAGAAGCTCGATGGTACTAGCACTACCTTTACTATGAAGCGCGGGAAGTTTGGCAAAAAGAACTTTTACGTATGTTCTCGTAATGTTTGCTTTGGTGAAGAAAATAAGCCTTGCTATTATGACACCAATGTATATTGGGAAATGGCAAAGAAGTATAATATCTTTGAAGTACTTTCCAAGATGCTAGAAAAGTATCCGCAAGAAGATTGGATCACTATCCAGGGCGAAACTTATGGCGAAGGGGTGCAGAAGCGCGATTATTCTCTGACTGGACGTGATTTTGCTGCCTTTAACTTGATTTTTTCTTCTAAAGGTCGCGTTGGCACTCTGGAAATGCTAAAGATTCTTTCAGAATATGATGTGCCTTGTGTACCTGTGCTTGAACCTCGTATGAAAATAAATCAGTTTGAAAATGTTGATGCTATTCTTGCATATGCAGACGGTGATTCTATAAAAGATGATAAGCCGCGTGAAGGGATTGTATTCCGTTCTACTGATGGCACTAAGTCCTTTAAGGCGGTAAGTAACAGCTTTCTGCTAAAGTATCATGGATGAAATTAAAACAATTTATCGGAGGATTATTTATCATGAATGAAGAGATTATGCGCCTGAAGTGCCTATATCGCATTAACCTACTAATTGCGCGTGGTGAAGAAATGAATCATGGAATTATTCAGAAACTGCGCCGAAAACTGAGAAAACTACAAGTAGCCGAATAAATCGGCTATTTTTATATAGAAAGGATTTAAAAATGTTATTTAGTTTTACCGATATACACGGTATGTATGAACTTTATCAAGCAATCATGGATTATTGTTATCAACAGGATCCAGATGCAACTATTATTTATTGCGGCGATGCATGTGACCGGGGCCCCGATGGATATAAAATTATGAAAGAGCTTCTTCAAAATTCGCATGTTGTATACTTAAAAGGCAACCATGAAGATCTATTTGTAAATGCCGCACGTGAACTTATTAATAAAAATAAGTTCGTACTTGATAAAGATAATACAACCGCAATAGGGCTTGCATTGGACAATGGTGGTTATGACACGCTACATAACTGGATTCTTGACGGCGCTAATATTGAATTTGTTAATAGAATTGCGGCATTACCGCTTACAGCTACATATAAAAACATTGATTTTTGTCATGCTGGCGGCCTTTGGAAAATTTTTAAAGAGGTAAATGATGCCGAATGCGCTGGCACTATGCCACGTGCCTACGCCGCTGAAAAATGTATTTGGGACCGCGATTGGATTGCGCTTGGTTGGGAAACAGGACGGATATGTATTCATGGACATACTCCAACTCCATATTTACCTAGTGGAATATATGGGCATGATAAAAGTAGTTCTCGCGCACATCCGTGCGCTTGGCAAGACAAGATGGGCGGTAAGCAAAAGCGTGGCGGCTGGAAGATAGACATGGATACTGGCGCAGCGTTTACTAAAATTGCGTATGTATTAGATGTGGAAGGAATGCGAGCGCAGGGATTTAAATATAAAGATAATCAAATCGAAAAAATTGAAGTGATTCAGTTTTAAGAAAAATACTTTTTATTGGAGAGAAAGCTATCCTCATAAAAGGATAGCTTATTTTTATTTTAGGAGGTATATATATGGCTAACGGAGATTACTTTGATATGTATTTTCCTAAATCTGATGTATCTTCTTCTGATCGTTTTTTCTTTTTTAATTCATTAAAAGAAACCGAGTTGGGGAGTGCCGTTGAAAGTGTTTTAGGTAGTCATGCTGCCTAGATAAATTTTAAAGAGAAAGATAGTGAAGGATTTCGCATAATTCAAAATGCGATGGATTTTTTAAAACGAATGATTGAAGCTGAACAAGGCAGTGAAAGAGAATATTTTACTATTAATATTTTAAATAATAGTAAATTGCCATAGCAATTACGTGATGATTGTAAAAAAGCTATTGGTGGCACAACTATAAATTATAAGGATTTCATTAATTTAATTAATGAATATTATGATGGAGCGCTTGCATATAAAAAAAGTTTAAATTTTGAAATTCATCGCTTGTCGGAACTAGAAAAATTATATCGTAAATTTGAAAAACATTATAATGCTAATGAAGATGGTACTTATACTATTAATACTTTTGATAAGAAGAATCAACGAATGGAACAAAAAGATGTAAACTACTACGCTGCTTTTAGTAATTTTTTACAAGTCGGATTGAAAAAAGGTTGGCTAACTAAAGAAGAACAAGATTTTGGTTTTAATACAAAAACGCTTGCAAATACAATATAGGCAGAATTTAAATCTCTTTTTAATCAATTATGGAAGTCAATTGATTTTAGAGAAAAAATTTTACCTTACGTGATGAATAATGGCCTGGCTAATTTCCAAAAAGAATTTACCTCCGAACTTATTTTAAATTTTACTAAAATGGCTACTCCAGTTATAATTGATATGTTAAATAATTAGAATACTAATTTATATTATAAATTAAGTGGCGAAAATAAACAGGCTTTAGTTAAACAATTTATAGCTAAAATTGAATCAATGCCAGGAAAATCTGCCAAAGAAAAAATTGAAAGTTCTGAAATATATGATTTAATGAAAGGTTATTCAGAATTAATGTCGCAAAGTGAACGATTAAAATATGGTAATGATAGAATTATTCGAGCCTATGATGAAAAAACACAAGTAAGTGCTAATAATAATGGTGGATTAGATAATTTAGGTCCAGAAATAATAGATTTGCTATAGACTGTATTAAATAACCGTCAAAAGACTTCAGTTTCTAATACTATAGCCTGGGGTAGAGAAGAGGTATATAAAGCCTTATTAGAGTCTTTTCCAAAAGAAGGTTTAAAAGTAAAAGGAAAATATGATTGGAATAAAATGGCTAATATTATTAATTAGCAATTAGAAAATCAGCCTTTAATAACAGTCAATATTGCAGCAAAAGATAACATCGTTTCAGAATCTATTAACCGTATAGGTATTTCTCAAGCAATTTTATAGGATGGTCGTATTGGTGAAACTATTTTAACCTTTGGAACACAAAAAGCTGATGTAAGCGGTATTGAAATAGCACAAGTTAAGATTAATCAAGGTAATATACCATGGAAAAAAATTGCTAATACAATCACTCAAAGTTTTATTAATACTTTAAACATACAGGATTCTAATATTGATACCTCTAATTTATCATTCGATGAAACTGCATTTAGAAAAACAAATCATTTTAGTGCTAAAGAATTTTCTATTGAGGCTGAAACTATGCGCCGTCTCGCAATTAAAGAATAGGAACTAATCAATGTAAGAAAAATATTAGAAAAAGCCAAGATAAAAACTACAGAGATTGAATAGATTTTAAGTGCTTTAAAGAATAATGTCCAAATTGGTTCCACTGTTAAAAGCTACAATAAGTATGATAGTAGTAAGGGCTTTCACGGTGGCTCACTGGGTGGTACAGTAGAAAATTAGATAAATAATATATATAAATTATTTGAATATGGAGGATTAAACAGCGGAGATTTACCTGACAAAGAATGGCTTATTTTTACTATATATAATTCTGGTACAGCACTTATGGGATCACAATACAAAGAGCCAATTGAACATTTCTTAACGACTGCTGCTGTTATGCTCATGTTTGATGATGTTGGATAGCAAGCTGTATATTTAAATCAATAGATAAGAGAAAAATATCATTTAGACGCGAACAATAGTAGTAAATTTTTACATTTATATTATCTAAATGGTACTTATTATCCTTCATCATTCATATTATAGTTAACTTATAATAAATTAACTGAAATATTTTCTATATTACAATTAGACAAATTATCTGGTACAAGCGCTTTTGATAAAATCAGTAATGGTTCACATGCAGAAATTGTTAATCCAGTTAATAGAGCATTATAGGTAGGCGAGCATTATAAGCAAGGCAAAAAAGAAAAGATAGTTACTGCCCAAGAGCAATGGAGTCAGACATTTAACTATAATAAAAAGTCGGTAAGTGTAAACATTACTTTTCTCGCTGGCATGCTGGACATTATTAAAATATTAAACGCAAATTTATAATCTCTATCCTAAAATAGAGTTTATATATAAAATTTCTTCCCAAGGAGGTGATTCCAATGTCGAAGTTAAGTGACTTCTTTCTAGGCTTTAAGCGCAGATATGATGCACAAGTGATACGTAATGAAAAAATGGATAAATTTCTTTCTACAGCAGAAGTAAATTTTAACACTATTAGTCAAATGACCACCGCTGTATCAAATCTTAGCACTAAAGTCTCCACCCTGGAAACAAAAGTAGACAACTTACAAGGCTCAATGACGGATATGGGAGACCGTTTAGAAGCCATAGGACGAGGCACTAAAATTGAACTTCTAGAGACATTATATCGCTGGAGGAAACTACTTGTAGAGCGTGGATGGAAAACTAAAGAGGAGATGCGCGAAGTAAAGGAAATCTACGAACTCTACAATAAAAAATTAGAAGGTAATGGTTAGGGCACGGCCTATTACCATGAAATTGAAGCATTACCTGAAAGAGAAATCGCCTAATTATTGACTTATTCTTAATTTTATAGTATAATAATATTAAGAAAAAGGAGGGCAATTAAGTGATACAAGAAAAACGTAGTCACATGCAAATGGCGCAACTAGAAATCTATACTGATGGTTCATGTAAAAAAATAGGTGCCAATACAACGTTTGGCGGTTGGAGCTTCATTGCCCTTCGTGGTGGCGAGCGCATTCATGAGGCCGCCGGAGGAAAATACGGAGTAACAAATCAACGTATGGAATTGCAGGCAGTTTGTAATGCGTTAGAATTTGCTAGTAAAAACCGGCGGCCGAATGAAAGCGTGGTTATATATAGCGATTCCGCCTATATCATTAACTGTTATGTACAGGAATGGTATTTAGGATGGTATCGACGCGGTTGGACCAATGTAAAAGGGGAACCAGTTGCCAATATTGATTTATGGCAACTTATTATTCCATACTTTGATGACTTTTGGTATACATTTATGAAAGTTAAAGGACATTCATCTAATGCATGGAATAATGAATGTGACCGATTAGCGCAATTAGAAGCACAGCGACTAAAAGACAATTTTCAAGGAGAACAGGCATATGAATAATGAAGTATATAAGGTTAGTAGAGATGAATACGCCGGCGTAATCGCGCAAATTAATCCCCAAACTTCTGATGTTGAAACATATCATGAAGATTGGGGTACAAGTATTAAAGTTAAAAATAAGCAAGGATTACATTTTACTACACGTCTTATTTCCAATGATGGAGAAGAGGAGTATTATGTATTTAATCTCCCACGTAATGAAGATTGCTTGCCGCCTAAGCGTATTCGTAAAATTGAATTAAAAACGCAGGAAGAAGTCCAAAGTTTCTTTGACGCGCTAAATAAAATTCAAAAGGAGAAGCAAAATGACTGAGATTTTTACTAATATTTCTGATCAGACTAAGGAACTAGCGAATAATATTTGGACAATTGCTTCTTTACAGACAAATGCGGTTAAAGCCGCGAATTTTCTTAATGATACAGTAAATTATTTAAAGAATTTTAATACAGAAGATGAAATTAATTTTCTTCAATTTTATTTTAATATGAAAATGGAGGAACTTAAACGTGAAAACACTGATTCTGAGCGGTAAATCCGGTTCGGGGAAAGATGCTACCGCACAATTGATGCGTGAAGCTCTTGAAAAAGCCGGAAAACGCGTAATTGTTATTCATTATGCCGATGCACTTAAATGGGTACTACGTGATTTTTTTCATTGGGATGGAATGAAAGATGATCATGGCCGTCATCTACTACAATATGTAGGCACGGATGTAGTACGAGCTTCTTTTCCTAATTTCTGGACAGGAATTGTAGCTGGCCTATTAAAATCTTTTGAGCCCATCAATGAATTCGATGTCGCAATAATTCCCGATGCACGGTTCCCAAATGAGATTGAAGTTGTGGCTAGTATGCTAACCGATCCCGTTTGTGTACGCATCATTCGCACAAATGCAGATGGGTCTCAGTGGTTAAATCCAACACTTACTGCAGAGCAGCATAATCATCCTAGCGAAACATCTCTCGATTGTTATAATTTTGATTATATTCTTCATAATGATCAAGACATAGAATATTTAAACGATGGCGCAAAAGCAATTCTAATTGATCTAAATTTACTTGAAGGAGAAACGTATGACAAGTAATGAGTGGAAAACCCTTGGTATTCAAAAATACTGGGCTCCGACTGCTTCAGTATCGAAGGATATGAAACGTATGAAGCTAGAAGCGGCCATGGAAAGCGGCCAGTATATTTGGAGTGAGAAATTCGACGGTAATTTTCTAAGAGGTATTATTACTGCTGAAGATCAAGTGCTACAAACTCGTGGCATTAGCACCGTGACGAAGACTTATGGTGAAGTCCAAGATAAAGTATTATTTTGGGACGATGTTTGTCGCGCATTTACACGCGGCGATACAGTTTTACTTGGCGAAGGTTATATTCCAGGCGGCGTTGATGCGACAGTTGGCAGTGTTCTTCGTTGCCTCCCTCCAAAGGCGCTTGCGCGGCAAAAAGAACAGCCAGTAGAGTGGCGTATTTTTGATGTATTAGCACTTGACGGAGAAAGTTTTCTCGATCAGCCCATCGAAGAACGTGTGAAATATATTCCGGCTGTTATCAAACGAATTAATAGCCCGTTGGTTAAAGGCATTGAATTTCATGAAATGGATGAAAATTTCTTTAATGACATTGCAGAAATTTTCGCGCGCGGAGGCGAAGGCGCGGTATGTTATAAAAAGGGCATCCTTTATACGCCAGGAAAGCGCAGCTCCGCATGGACTACTATTAAAGTAAAGCAGGAAATTGAGTCAGAAATTGATGCTGTAATTATGTCTTCTGTCGCAGGAGAAAAATTATACCATGGAGATGACATCGCGCATTGGCAGCTCTGGGAAAATCAACGTTCTGGCGAGCTTGTAACCGGAGACTACTTTGGTGAATACCAACTTGGTGGAGCATATATACCTGTCACAAAGAACTATTATAATCACTGGCCTGCTGCAATTCAAGTAGGCGTTTATAATAAAGACCATGTTCTCATTCCTTTATGTAAAGTTAGCGGCCTTACCGAAGAATTTAAAACCGCTTTACGCGATGAACCTGAAAATTGGATCGGTACCGCTGTTACAATTACGGGAATGATGGTATCTGAACGGCGCGCAGCTGCTGATGGAGAAGGTATTTCTATCCGCCACCCTATTCTACGATCACTTCGTAAGGGTGACCTTGACCCGGCAGATTGCACACTAGCAAAAATTTTAAATTAAGCTTATTAACTACTGTTAATAAGATAGGAGGCACTATGGATTTAGACGAACTATTTACTGACATACAAATTTCTGGTTTTGACCCAGTAACTTATCAGTATTTTAATTAGTTATTAAACCATCGCACAATTATTTTTAATGATGATGTACAAGAATCTGTTGTAGAAAAAGTCTATCTGCCACTACGCGATTTTGAATTAGATAGCGATACTGCTCCGGTAACTCTAATATTAAATAGTAGCGGAGGCTCAGTGTCAGATGGCTTCTTCCTAGCATATTATATTGCTAACTATTCTAAACCATTAAATATTATTGTGCCTGGCTATGCTTGTTCCATGGCGGCCGTCTTGCTTGCGGCTGGAGGGAAAAATAAGAATGTAGTACGTTATTGTTTCCCATGCTCATACGGTCTAATTCATGATGGTTATGTAGCATTAGCGGCACAAGAGTCTAAGACCGCCGCGGATATTATGGCATTTAATGATCGCGTTGATGAACAGATTAAAAATTTCTTAATTACTAATACAAATATTACTGAAGAAGATTATGAATCGCATTCTCGGCATCAATGGTTCATGAACGCTGATGAATTAAAACAATTTAATATGGTAGATAAGATTATTGGCCAAGATGGTGATGAAATATGATTATGTATTTTGCAGATACGTCTGCATTGCTTGGATAGACAGTAAATCTTGACACAGATGTTCTAATAAGTCCAATTACTGTTTAGGAACTAGAAAATATCAAAACATCCAATAGCCATAGTGAAGAAGTCAAGGCGCGAGCTCGTGCAGCAACGCGCGCTATTCTTCATAATGGTAATATTCATATCGTTAGCGTAGATAATAGAAAAATTGATAAAAACTTAAAGCATTATTCATTTTTACAGAATATCAATGATCATAGAATTTTACTCGCGGCTGAACTTTATGCTAAAGAACAAAATCAAAAAATCACATTTGTGACGAATGATGTATTACAGTACATATTTGCTTCTCAATTACCACATCTGATTGCGATAAAGCCTTCAGAAAATATTGATAAGGTCGAACTGTGGAGTGGATGGGGTAAATATTACCCTAACGAGTCAGAGATGGCCATGTTATATTCTGATCCCAAAATAAATATTCTTAAGTGTCAGACCAATGAATTTGCAGAAATTTATGTAGGGTCGGAATTAAAGGATATACTAGTATGGACTGGAGAAGAGTATAGAAATATAAAGTATAAAGAATTTGTCGCCCCAACTGGAGAGCGCATTCGTCCACGTAATCTAGAACAAAAGATGTATCTTGATTTATTATAGAACGATGAAGTACCAATTAAATTATGCATAGGTCATTTTGGAACTGGTAAGTCAATGTTCGCAGAAACTTGGGCCACTAATCAGCTAATGTAGGGCAAATATGATAAAATTGTTTTTGTTAAAAATAATTTGGATGTGAAAGGAGCCGGAAAACTTGGTACTTTACCAGGTGATGAAATTGATAAGCAATATCCGTGGCTTCGGCAAATCGAAGATCATCTAGGCCCTCAGTTATTTGATTAGTATTTGACCGATGGCAAAATTGAACCCGCGCATCTTTCTACCTTGCGCGGCCGCGATCTAAAGCATAGTTTAATATTAGTAGATGAAGCAGAGAACCTGCTGATCTCTAATATTCAGTTACTACTAGGAAGGGTTGCAGAAGGCAGTCAAATTATTTTCTGTGCTGATATTCGACAGTGCGATTATAAGGATGAGAAAATGAGCGGTATTCCACGACTAATTGAACGCTTGGCTGGGAATCCTTTATTTGGAATGGTAAAATTAATGAAAACAGAACGTAGTAAAGTTGCTGCATGTGCAGATCTACTTGATTAAAATGGGGCGCGAAAGCGCCCCTCTTTTTTTTATTTGACTTTTTCTTAAATTCATGTTATAATAAGAAAAAATAAAAGGGGAAATGATATGTGCTATAACTATATAACTACCTTTTGGAGCGATTTTACAATTGCTGAAAAATTTGGTGTGGCAGCAATTAAAGATACGGCTGCGAGGGCATTCTCAGAGTGGAAGGATGATATTCAATATCTAACGGAACTAGTAATGGTTATAAACCATAAATGCTGGGAACATTATCATAATAACAATAATGAGTTATCTAATTATTATGGTGATTTATACTATGAATATTACGAGAAAGCATTAAACTATTTAGATCAAAATGGACGTAAAGATGCAATCCATTACTTTCTTGAAACGTTAGATTAATAAGGAGGAATAATATGAAAAATTTTTATGAACAGATGATTGATGAGTATTTTAATCGTCATCCAGACGCAGGACTCGCTTGGTGGATGCTACCGCTAGAAGAGCAGCCTGAGGGGTTTAAACTCGAAATGTATGATATACTTTGGGATTTGACGCATAAGGAGGATTAATATGAGAATTTATTTAGCTGGCCCAATCTTTACTTATGGTGACCTTTTGCGTAATACTGAATGGGCGAAAAAAATTCGTGATGCTATTCCTGAAGTAGATCTATATTCTCCTGTTGAAAATACAGATATCAATGGAGTGGAAGGAAAAAAGAAATTTGCGGGTTCCCAAGAAATTGCAAATGGAGACAACATTCGGCTAAATAAAACCGATATTCTCATCGCCTGTATTGATGGCGACGTACTGCCTAGTGGAACTTGCGCCGAAATCGGTAAGTTTCATGAGAAGATTGAGCGCGGCGACCATAAATATATTGTTGGTATTTGCACTGATAACAGACAAATGTTTCTAACACATAGCGAAGCTAAGGATAAGGGTGGTGCCGCTTCATTAGGAGAACAGCAATATAGCTATCAGAATCTTTATGTTACTGGTCTAATTAAGCAAGGTGGCATTCTTGTTAGCAATATTGATGACGCTATTGCATTTATTAAAGAACACGAAAATGAATTTAAAGAAAATTCAGTCGAGACAATATCTGATTGGAGGTAACATATGACAGTAGATAATAAAGTTTAGGTTGGAGACACAACGACAGGTGCTGGCACAAGTACAACTTGGCATTGTCCATATACTTAGCCTAAAGCAGAGCAAGGTTGGGAATGTCCTCGCTGCGGCCGCATTAATGCTCCATGGGTAAGGCAATGTGATTGTTCTCGAAATAATGCATCAGATTGGACATATCCACCATGGTGGCGAGAAATTACTTGTACTTCAGACACTTCTCACGCTCATCCAGACCCTACCATACATGCTACAAATGTAACTCCAGTAGTGGGCGGTAGTGATTATAAGGATTCATTAACAGGAGATTGGATAAACGCTCCTAAAACTTATACTAATTCAGGAAAGAGGTAAATATTATGTTATATGGAATTAATGATAAGCTACCTGCAAAGAGGCTCTTTGTCGCAGCAATGCAGCAGGTAATTGCTTGTTTCGTTGCTACTGTACTAATTCCACAGATTTGTGGAGTACCTATCGCACCAGCTATGTTAGGCGCTGCTTTAGGCACACTGTTATATCAGCTATTTACTAAAGGCCAATCACCAATGTTTATTAGCTCTTCGGGCGCATTTGTTGCAGCCGTACTTGGTGCATTAGCACTTGGAACTGCGCCTAACTATCTTGCGGTATTTATTGGCGGCCTAATTGTTTGTATTGTATATTTCGCGGTGGGTCTAGCAATCAATCATTTCGGTACTGCTTGGATTAATAAAGTATTACCTCCAGTTGTAATAGGCCCAATCGTAGCAGTTATTGGTCTGAACCTTGCAACTTTTATCCCTACATATTTCCAAATTAATGGACAGTATAGTCTAATTGGATTTGGACTTGGTATGCTTACACTTATTATTACTGCATTAATTTCTCACTATGGAAAAGGATTTATTAAGAATCTACCTTTCCTTGTAGCAATTCTAATTGTATATGCTTTCGCCGCAATTCTAACAGTTTGTGGAGTACCAATTATTAATTTTAGCGTATTTAATGGTGTAAAGATTTTTCAGCTACCTGATTTTGCCTTCTTACATTTTGGAACTTGGGATTGGAGTTATCTGCCACAGATTCTTTTACTATTCCTACCACTAAGCTTAGTTACAATTTGTGAGCATACATCAGACCACAAGGCACTAAGTGCGGTTATCGGAACTGATTTGACACAAAAGCCCGGCCTTGGACACACTCTAATGGGTGATGGTGCAGCTACAGCTCTTGGCACTCTAATTGGCGCGACCCCGAACACCAGTTACGGGGAGTCAGTCGGCACCACTGGATTTAGTAAAATTTGTTCTAAATATGTGATTACATTAGCTGCAATCATTATGGGTATTGCCGCATTTATTGGTCCTCTTCAAGCCTTCCTTGTAAGTATTCCAAGCGCCATTTTTGGCGGTTGCGCAGCCATTCTCTATGGCTACATTACTCTATCGGGTATTCGCACTATTAAAGATAGTAATATTGATTTAAATAATAATAAGAATGTTACTATTATCGCAGCTGTCTTAACACTTGGTGTTTCCGGTGCGGTTTGTAATTTTGGAATTGTAAGTATCGGTACAACTGCATTAGCCATGATTGTAGGTATTATACTTAATCTCATATTAAAGGAAAAGCAAGTATGAAAGATGTAATTATTATAATTACAATCATTATCTGTATAACAGTACTTATATGGAAAGTAATTGACTATTTTCAATGGAAATAAAATAAGGGGAGTTGAAACTTCAACTCCTCCTATTTGACTTTTCTTAAATTTATGTTATAATTACTATAGAAAAAGAGAAAGGATGACAAATTAATGGAAAAAGTGCATGGCATAGCAATTGAAGACAATCCAATCGCTCCTGTTAAAGGAAAATCTGGTATGATTGATTTTACTTTTACTGCTAAAAATGGTGGTAACGTAATGTTTTATCCAGATGATGGCATCCCTTATCGTTGTGTTCTACCAAAAGAATCTGTGAGAAAGGATGATGAATAATGAAAATAAAATTTAAAGAATATACTTTTACACATTATACCCTTCAATCGCCTTATTACGATGAAATTGGGCCGCATACCACTAAAGGCACGACCGCTTGCTGTGGTAATTGTGGAAGAAGCGTAGAAGAAGCTCGTTTTTATAAATCTTGGAATTATTGTCCTTATTGTGGAGAACAAATTGATTGGGAAGAGGAGAATGAATAATGGGAATGGATTTGTATGTATATAGCGCGCGCAATAGAGAAGTTTTCAAGCATGAAAAGTGGTGGGAATCTGCGCAGGTTCAGGAAAAGTTCTACGCTCGTAAATTTTGGGATTTAGTTGAAAATTGCTCTTTTATCCCGCGTGACTATAAGAGCGGCGATGCCATTGAGCTATCATTGGAAAATATTGAAGAAATGATTAAAGTAGCTTGTAATTATAAAGACTATTGGGGAACATATAATACTGTGCCTCAGCTTTGTGAGTTACGCGATGAATATATAGGATGGCAAGAGGATGAAGACCCAAGAAAGCTTTTCCTAATGTATGATTGGTAAGGAGTATGTGCAATATGACGTTTAAAAATTGTATTGAAAATTTTCCGATTAATGATACTCTTGTCGGCGCGTATAATACAGACCAATCTTTTAGCGTGCCTCACGGGAGAAATATCGATGATATTGAACACTGGCGCGATAATCCTTTCTGGGAAGATTCATCTTGCTATTCATTCGTAGTCTTTTTGCCGCTAATCAGAAAGTTTGAATGTTGGAGCTTTTGCTTTAATAGGGTGAAGGGTTATCTGAATGAAACATATGATACGGATGAATTTTATCCGGCTACCTATAGTGAGGACTTTGGGTGGGAAAAAATTGACCCATTTGCAAATAATGCCGAGCGAGTTATAATTCCTGATGATGAATTGGCAATTGAATTGGGATGGCCGCTTGAAGATTATAGAAAAGATAAATGGCGGCGCGAACAGGTTGCATATTTATTTAATCCGGAGGCATATCAAAGTGGATATGTATTTACAAGCGCCGATGCCGTAAAAAAATTTGTTAGAGAGCAGCAAGAATTACTATAATTTAAAGGTAATATTATGACTTATTCTATAGTGGATAGGTCATGTTTCTTTTGTTCTAGATTATGTCTTTGAGGCAGGTGAGAAAATTGACACGAGACATTATAAAACAATATGAATTGTTTGTATATAATAAAGGATGGACGCAAACTGAAGCAGCGAATCGTATTGGGTGCAGTCAGGAACATTTAAGTCGTATTTTTAAAGGAACTAAGAATCCATCGGTAAAATTGCTAGATAAAATAGAAGAGGCTATGAAAGATGACAGATAAACTTTATATTATTTATATGCCGCGAGTGGCGGCCGCATTAAGAGAGTTAGGATTTAAAATTATAAAAGTATCTCCAAATATAAAGAAGCCACAATATGATGTATATTGGTTTGAAGATACTCCTGAACTCCGCGCGGCAATCCCCACAGCTACAAAAATGGCTAAGCGGTAATTCAGGAGGTATTCAGGTTATGGCAGCGGAAAAGAAAGCGCTCGCATTATTGAGCGATGTAGATAAATCTACTTATAATGAAGAGAACTTATTTTATCAAATCGCGCCCGAAATGTTTGAAAAAATCAACCAAAAAATTGATAATAAAAGCGGCGCACAAAAAACTTTATTACTCTATTTAATTTTTCAGCGGCAAAATGGTGATTTTCACCCAGCAGAAGCAACCATTCTTAAAGCGTGTAATTTTGACCATAAACGTTATAATATTGCGCGCGATGCGCTTATTGAACGTGGTTTCTTAGAATATGAGCCATATAAATATCTTAAGATTATGTATAAAAAAATTATGGAGTGATGTATGTTTTGAAGACACACCTGTGTCTTCACGACACACTTTATCAATGTATGTTTTGAGAACACAGGTATGTCGTGAAGACACACTTGATGTGTGTCTTCAAATCCGGAAGGTGTGTCGTGAGAACACTCTTCATCCGTGTCGTGAAGACACACATAATATAATAAAATATAATAAAATTAATATAATAAAAATATAATAAATGCGGCGCATGTTTGCGCTGGCGCGCAAACCGCCGCGAGGAGTTAAAATGAGTAAAACAAATTGTTGTAATTGTGGTGCTGCCCTTGATATTTTTGCGCCGAAGTGTGCGTTCTGTGGCACAAAGAATATCAATATGACGGAAATAGATTTAGCTTCTGGTGAAGCCGCGAATTTCATTTTCAAATTACCAAATAATATTAAAAATATGAACGGAAAAGAAGTATATCTTAGTATGTTAGCTGTACCAGTACTTCAAACAATGCAAATGACAAATGATACAACTAGCATTTATGGAGGATGGGAAGGCAACCCTGAACTTTCTTGTGTAGATAGCTTCTCTTTAGACGTGGAATTAAATTTACGAGCGGTCACAGATAAACGTGATAATTCAATTTTTCATTTGACAAGTAAATAAAATTATGCTATAATAAAAGAAAAAATTGGTGAAGTGAGAATGATAGCAGTAATTATTTTGATTGTATTGGTCACTGTTTTATCCGTGTATTCTGCGTTTGGAACATATCAAAATCAACAGGATATAAAGGCTTTAACAGATGTGACAAAGGGAATAGGCATTAACGCAAAACACATTTGTCAGATATTTGAAATGTTAAAAGAAGAGAAGGATCGGTAAAAGAATGACGCTTGAATCAGCAAAAGAAATGGATAGACATTGTGCTTTAAATTGGCTAAATGAAGTTTACGTCGCGCCGAGCAGAGCATTTGATGAATACACCGAGGATGAAATCAAAATGTTCGCGCATGATGCCCTTGCGCTATTGACAGAACAAGAAGAACAGAAATTAAAGTGGTTGAAACAGATTACAGAAGCTCAAATTGTTGTTTGTAGAACAGGAGCACTACAAAAACATATAGGTCTATGTAGCGGTTTGCAGATGGCCAAAGACATTTTAATGAATTGAGGCAGAGTAGAATGAAAACAGTCAATGTTAGGCACTCAAGTGATATTAGTTGCCCCGCGTGCGGTGCTTTGATGCGCGTTTTTGAAAATAAAATTATTGATTTCTCCAGTGCGCCTGATGGAATTAGACACGAATGGTTATTCACTTGTACGTGCTGCCACCAGGTCCGATACAAAGTACAGGCAGACAATATTTATGAAGCAGCTGACATTGTTCGCGCAAGGATGGTAAAAAACAATGAAACCAATTGATGCTAACATAGAGCAGGTAATCAAAGGATTTGAGTGGAGAGTAGCCGAAGATGATAGTAACCTGTAATGAATATTCAATCACATATGAAAAAAATAGAAACCGAATAGTCATTTCGCTTCCGCAGACGATGGAGACAGCAACGAACACGGTATCTGAAGTGCGTGTGAGAAAAACAGACTTCACCAAAGCTGAGCTTGCTGCGATTTTATTAGCGGTGAAGACAGTCGCGGAACAACCGGAGGAGGTGAGCGGGGATGCCTGAGTGGGTGGTTGTTGTGACCTGTCAGGGACAGCCGTTCTTCTATCCACAGAAAAATTTGTTTTGCGGGCTGGTTGCGCTTGCATGGCACTATCTGAAAAAGCGGAAGTTCGGGACGATGAATTTCAAACTGGAACAGAGATGGAGGTGAGCGCCGATGCCTGACAGGGAGAAAGTGATGCAATGGCTTGAAGTCTGCATCAATGGTTGCAAAGAGGGATGTCCATATGAGTACAAGAATCTCGTTTCCAGAGCGGAATGCAAAGCGGATTTAATGAGAGATGCTCTTACATTGCTCCAAGAATAGACGAGAACGCCGCATACTTTGACTATGGAAGACGTGAAGAAAATCAATCCATTAAGGATTCCGACTAAGCTGGAGCCTACTCCACGGAGGAAAGAGCAGGAGTCTGTAAGGCCAAAACTGCGCATGAGTAAACATGGGTTCAGACAATGGCTGGTATGCGGGTATTGTCTTGAGAAACTACCTGCTGGAGAGGACTATTGCCCACATTGCAAAAGAAAGGTGAAGTGGAATGATTAATAAGGATAGTATTATTGACGGTCTACGAAAAGCCGCGGAAGAATTGGCCAGGTATGCTCCAATGAAGGTGAACAGTCGCTGTCAAATGTACTTCGATGTAGCTATACATGCGTTGAACGAGTAGGAAACAGTATTTGTAAAAGATGGACACCATATTCGTTGTATGCATTGCGGCGAATATTGGTGTGATACCGACTCAGAAGGAAATCCATTTCCAATGAATTTCTGTCCTAATTGTGGAAAGATGAGAAAATTGAAATGAATAAAAAATCATACAAGCGTAACCAAAATCGTTTATATAGAGAAATCAAAAGACGAATAATAGCAGAACAAGCACTAAAATCCCGCGTTTCTATTATAACAATTCCTAGAGATGTTAAAACGCTTAAGATAGGAAATGTTGTTCCAAATTATTTTATGCATGAAATCGAATTTGTGAAAACAGATATGGCAAATAAACTAGCGAGAAAACTCGTTGCTGAAGGATATGTAGAATTTTTTTGCAACAAGAATAAATATCCACCAATGGCAGATGTTACAGAAATTGAAGCGAGGATTTGCGTTGTAAAACCAACACAGGAAGGATACTAAAATAAATGGCCAATAGAGCGATGGTTATCAAAGGACTAGAATGTTGTAAGTGGAGCCGACGGAACGTTCAACCCGAGAAGAATAGATGCGATGAGTGCCCATACAAAGATCAAGGCATCATGAATGCCTTTACTGTTTGGAGATCATGCATAAATGTGTTAGCTGACGATACTCTTGCCCTACTGAAAAAGCAGGAAGAACAAATCAAAAAATTTGAGTTGGAAAGAAATTGGGATGAACATCCAGACACGATGGGAAAGTGGTGAAGTGGGAATGAAATGTTTTCCTTTGGATTGTACACTAGAATGTCCGCATTTGCATATATGGGATATGTCGGTGGATGATTGGACTTCTGTTTGTGACATTCTAAAAGTACAGATTGACGATTGTGATACATATAATATCTTTTGTAGATGCCCGTTAGATTCTGATACAGAATGCCACCGGGCGCAATTGGAGAGGACAGTGAGCAAATGAAAAAGATTATTCTTATTACATTAATGATAATTCTGTTGCTGACATTATGTGGTTGTGGCCGCATGATGAATGAAACAGACCTCAAGCCAGATGAAAGCGCCAGATTTATAAAAATTGAAAGCTATGAGTATGGGAGCATTGTTATGGACGGTGAAACGAACGTCGAATACTGGATGTCGGAAGGTACACACAATAAGGGAACACTAACAATGCTCGTTGATGCAAACGGAAATCCTAAGGTACGAAAACACGAGTATTGAGAATGAGAGGACATAAAATCAAATGAGTCTTGAATTTGTAAACAGGATTTGCCCAAAATGTAAGAATCCAAACTATATGGTTTCACTGGGAGATTTCTCCACAGCATATAAATATAAGTGTATGAATTGCAACGGCTATTTCAATGATATCGACTTTAATGAATCGTCTCAGCTAGATTAGCTAACAAGCAGCATGAATAAAAAGGCTGATATGGTTGAAGTAGTACGATGCAAGGATTGCATGCACCTTAATGCTCCTGCAAACGGAGTCCCCTTTTGCAAACATATCAAAAAATTTGTTAATGCAGACTGGTTCTGCGCTGACGGGGAAAGGCGGTAAAATGACATGCGAGAATTAATTTATCGTGATGATTGTGACCTTAATGCGCCATCTCTCGGACGTGATGAAATGATTCGGGATTTAATTTATGAAATGCATATGTCCGATAGTAGAGAAATATTTAATTTTGCTATAGCAGTGCTGGATAAGGCACAAGCGGTTATTGATACAGCGCCAACGATTACCACTGACGAGGTTATCGCTTATAAGTGTCCTGAATGTAAAGCGGTTAGTATCCTATATAATGAAGATGAATTCTGCCCCATTTGCGGTATTAGGAGGAAATATGGAAATTCTTGAAACTGTTCCAATTTATGGTCTACCAGCGTGGCCAGTTATTACTTTTTTTGTTGGTCTTGGAATTGCAGCGGTTGCGGCCATATGTCTACGTAATACTGATTATGCAGGAGCAATTGTAGCTATTATTGGTCTTATCGCTGCATTAGTTGGAATAATATTTATGTTTATTTTACATAATAGTAAATTCGATCATAATGAATACGTGGTACGTATTACTGATATGCCGGCTCAAGAATTTTATCAAAAATATGATATAACAAAACGCTTTGAATATTCTGATGCAATTCAAGTAAAGGAGATTGAAAAATGAAAATTATTGCTCGACCACTTGGAACTGGTAAGACGAAAGAACTGATGGAAATGGCGCTTGAAGCAGATGGTATTATTCTTACTACAAATAAACGCGCGCTTCAAGTAAAAGCAAAAGCATATGGATTTGATTCTCTTTATATTATTGACCTCAATGACTTACTCTACGGTGAATTTGATGCTGCTAAGCCTCTTTTTGTACATAAACTTGATGATGTAATGCAGGAGTATTTTAAGCAAGATTTTAATCTTGATTTACGAGGTTTCAGTGTCAGAATGGAGGGGTAATAATGTACAATTATAGAGAAGCAATGGTTGAAGACATTATGAATTACGTAGTTGATAATTATATGGAACCTGAGCCCGACATGACAGAAGAAGAATATATTGAAATGTTGGATGAGGAACTTTGGGACGTAGATGCAATTACAGGTAATGGTGGTTCCTATTACGGTACTGAAGAAGAATGCGCTAGTTATGTCGGCTATGGGCTACCAGAATTAGTTGAAGTTCTTGAAGAATGGGGATATAATTTTACAAAACCCATGAAGGAAGAATTTCATCATGCGCCCGCACGCTACATTGATTGTCTTATTAGAACTCATATTCTGTATGAATGTGTAGAAGCGGCAGTAGATAAACTTGGATACTTCAAAGAGGAGGAATAATATGTTCTATATTGCTGGTCCGTGTGATTCTGCTAATCGTACTTTTATGGTTCAAATAGCTAAATATTTGCGCGAAAAAGAAGTAGATATCTATTGCCCATGGGAATTAAAAATTGAAAATGCATGGGATATGCCGCAAGAAGAGTGGGCAAAGCACGTTTTTATCGCTGATGTGGCCGCGATTGATTCATGCGAAGCAGTGATTTTGATTAGTATTGGAAGAAATTCTACGTCTGGAACTAATTGGGAGCAGGGCTATGCATTCGCAAAAGGTATCCCAGTGCATGTAATTCAGATTACTAATGAACCAACATCACTGATGACTTATTGGGGCAGTACTAGCTTTATCAATTTTAATCAGAATTACGGCAGTATTAAAAGTGAGCTTAAATGGATTTTAGAACATCCGCATGAAGCAAGTCACGGCAAATGCAAGACGATACTTACTTAAATGAGGTAATATTAAGAGTCAATTAAATAATTGACTCTTTTTTAAATTTATGGTATAATATATTGTAAGAAAGAAAGAGGTGAGAGAATGGCATATAATGCAGACTCGATACAAGTACGAGACTTTCGTACTGCGGCGAGAACGACCCCTGGCATGTACATTGGTGCAGACGGACAAGATGCAATGTTTAACTGTTTCTTGGAAATACTAAATAATGCTTGTGATGAAGCAATTATGGGCCGCGGTAATGAAATTACAGTAGAAGTTAATGACAATGATATCACAGTATCTGATAAGGGAGCTGGTGTACCTCGTGGCCGTAATAAAGATACAGAAGAAGTTTTAATTGAAATTTACGCATCTGCGCACAGTTCAGGTAAGTTTGATTCTGAAAACTATAAGCGCGTGCGTGGGATGCATGGTATTGGTTCTTCTACCGTATGCGTATGTTCAGAAGTCTTTGAAGTATGGACTAGGCGTGATGGCGCAGAATGGCATCTACAATTTAAAGACGGTATTCCTCAAGATACACAGGCACGTCAGCTTCGCAAAACAAAAGAAACTGGTACTACTATTTATTTTAGGCCTGATAAATCTATTTTTCATTTGGACGCGGCAACGCCTTCTTTTGAAAAGGAGCGTATCCGCAAAGAATTAGAACTAACTAGTTATTTTATTCCAAATGTTACTTTTATTTATAAGAGTGGCGATAAAGTAGAAAAGTTTCTTTCTAAGAATGGACTAAAAGATTTTGCCGCAAATAACATTACAAAGCCTCTTCATAAGCAATATATTTATAGCACCAAGACTTTTGATGGAGATATTGATATTGAAGTTTTCGCGCAATGGACCGCCGGGCGCGAAAAGTGCTACGTATTTTCCAATGGTGCTTTAAATAGTGGCGGGGGCACACCTGTGAGCGGGATGAAGGCAGCTTTTACGCGTACAATAAATGACTTATCTAAAGAATCATTTGATGGCGATATGATTCGTAAAGGGCTTGTTACTATTATCAATATTAAGCATCCGCATCCTGTTTATCAGAATCAGGTTAAAGATAAGATTCAGAATCAAGAATTACGCGGCTATACACAGACTGTATTTACAGAAGCTATTAAAGAATGGGCATCTAAGAATAGAGAAGATTTTAATAAAATCATTGGCCTTTTAACTAAGGAAGCGCGTGCAGATGCCGCCGCAGAAAAAGCCCGTAATGCAGTCATGAATATGGAGAAAAAAGAAACTGAGCAGCGTAAGCGTAAGGTTACTTCCTCTGACAAATTCAAAGATTGCGAAAAGCATGGCCAAGATTCAATGCTTATTATATGCGAAGGTAATTCCGCATTGGGCGGTCTAATGCCTGCGCGCGATGTAAAAACAGAAGCGTTGTATGCTGTGCGCGGTAAGGTTAAGAACCTAATGAAGCATCCACTTGATGAATGCTTAGAGAATCAGGAAGTATCTGATATCATTATGGCGCTTGGATGTGGTATTCAGGACCGTTACAATAGTAAGAAACTTAATTATGGAAAAGTCGCAATTGCGACAGATGCCGATGTTGATGGTTATTCAATTATGTGTCTAATTGCAACTCTCTTTTATGTATTAATGCCAAAGTTCATTGAAGAAGGACGACTTGGCTGGTTGCGTGCTCCACTATACAGATTAAGTAAAGGTAAACAGCATGTATATGCTTATGATGAAGATGAACTTGCTGAACTAAAGAAAACTCATAGCGGGTGGGAACAGAGTCGCTATAAAGGCTTGGGCGAGATGGTGGCAGAAGATATGGAAGAGTCTATGTTGCATCCGACAAATCGGCGCTTGGATATTCTTACCATTAATGATGCTGAACTCGCGGCCGAATCACTAAAGATGCTAATGGGCACGGAAGTTGAGGGACGTCGAGACTTCTTGTTTGAGAATGTGGACTTTAATATTTTGAATGGGTGATATTATGGACGCAGGTTATATAGGATATTTTCGAGGAAAAGAAGTTATTAGCGTATCAGATAACGCATGTGAAAAGATTATTATACCCGAAATATTTGCTCGTTATATTTTATATCTGCAAAATATTGAAAGAGAATATAGACAACAACAACTAGATTGTTTATTTGACAAACTCTAAAATTTATGTTATAATAAATAAAAAGAAAGGAGTGAGAAGATGATTAAAAACGTAGACTTTCAGCTTACCATTGAGGATGCATTTCTAAAATATGGCGCATCAATCGCGCAGGAGAGGTCTCTACCTGATGTAAGAGACATGTTAAAGATTGGTTTGCGGCAAGGTCTATATGCACAGTTTACTAACAAGCTCACTCATAAAGATAAGTTTCAAAAGGCTCAAAAGAGTGTGGCCGCGGCTATGTCTCAGTCGTATGTCCACGGCGATGTAGCAATGTATGACGCATTGATACGTGCGGCACGGCCATGGTCAAGCCGCTATCCACTTGAAGATGTTCAAGGAAGCTATGGTAATCCTTCATCTCCGGATAGTCATGCGGCCGCCCGTTATGTTGAAATGAAAGCGGGAGAAGTCGCAGACTTTATGTTTGACGGCTTGAAGAAAAATGCTGTTACGGAATGGTATGATAATTATGATAGCACTGAGAAAATTCCATCCGTATTCCCGTCGATTGGATATTGGAATATTGTAAATGGCTGTCAGGGAATAGCGGTTGCAATGGCAACATCTGTGCCTCAATTTAACCTTAGAGAGGTTAATGATGCGCTTATTAAAATCATCAAAAACCCCTCGGTTGATTTTGATCAAATTTATTGCGCACCAGATTTTGCTACTGGCGGTACTCTCACAAATGCTGCTGAAGTAAAAGAGAGTTTGCGAATTGGACGTGGTAAATCTATACGGTTACGTGCGAAAATAACTTATCAACCAAAAGAAAACATGCTTCAAGCAACCGAACTTCCATATGGAGTATTTACTAATACTGTAATAGATCAGCTTGCATCATTAGTAAGTGACGATCCAGATTATGGTATTGATAAGGTTATTGACCATACAAAGAAAACTGCTGATATTCGCATTTACCTTTCCAAAGGACAAAATCCAGATAAAATGATTGCTAAATTATATCATGATACTTCGCTTGAAAATCATTTTTCTGTGAATATGATTCTGTTGGATCGAGGACGCTTCCCAAAAGTATTTGGATGGCGCGAAGCTTGTGATGCTTATATTGCACACATTAGGCAGTGTAAGCGTAACATGATTCAATTTGATTTGGATAAAGCTCTCACGCGCGAAAATATTCTGAATGGACTACTAATTGCTCTCGCTGATATTGATAATATTGTTGCCATTATTAAAAGTAGTGATAGTCCAGCAGAAGCAAAAAAGACTTTAATAGCGCGTTATAAATTCAATGAAGAACAGGTTAATGCAATTTTAGATATGAAACTGGCGCGCTTGTGCAAACTGGACGGCATAAAAATTTCTGATGAACTAAAAGAACTTACTAGATTTATTGGTGAATGTAATTACTTATTATCTGAGCCTACCGCTTTAGATGAAAAATTGATTGAAATACTAAATCTAGTATCTCAAAAATTTGGTGACGCAAGACGGACGCAAATTACAAATGTATTAGGCGACGAAGAAGAACCAGAAGAAATTAAAGAAGAAGATATAATTGTTCTTCAGAATGGCAACACAATTAAAGCTATTAAAAAAGATGCAAGCCGTGGGAAACGTGGAAATGCGCAACTAGAAATATTAACAACAAATCTCGGCACACTTATTCTTTTTACTTCTGGCGGCAAGATTTATACAGAATCAATTAGTAAGCTTAAATATGGTAAAGATATTAAGCTCACCGATATATTTCCTATCGGCGCGGAAAAGCCGCTTCTTCTTATCGACACTCGTACATTTAATGCCTTTCAGTCGGTTACATGTATCACGAAACATGGCTTCATTAAAAAAAGTCATGTTAGTGAATACTTTACTCGTACAAAAAAGGGTGCTGCCGCAATTAAACTAGAAGAGGGCGACTCTCTAGTGTCAGTAATTCTAAGTAGTGATGACGATGATAGGGTGGCCATTATTAGTACTAATAACTATTACAATTGCTATCCTTTATCTGAATTATCTTATACAGGCAGATTAACTAAGGGAGTCAAGGCGATTAAGCTTAGTACAAATGAAGAAGTAAAAGAAGCAAAATGGGTAGGCGATAACACTTATAAACTTACTGCTAGAGCAGTAAAGGGAGTTAAAAATGGATAAGAAGTATATAACTTTATTTAAGGAAATTGCACAGACTACCGCTGCGGCGGCGGAAACTGTTATGGAATATAATGAAACCAAGAGTGATACTTAGGGCGTAAAGACTGCTGCCACCATGCGCGACGATTATCAAACATTAGTTGACACTATTAATGCCGCAGGTGATAATTATGTTCCTACTAGGACAGAAATTGCTCGTTTATTGATTGGAGCGACAATTATTGCACGACAGCTTGAGGACCGTATTAAAAACTTAAAGCAAGCTTTAACTGGATATCAAACCGATGTTTTACCTAAGCTCCAGCAAGTGTTAGATAATACTAAGTCTGATGATGCAGTAATGTCATTAGTTAATGAATTATTTATTATCACAGAAAATAATTAAATATTTGACTATTTTATAATTTTATTGTATAATATATACAGAAAGTAAGAGAAGTAGCCCGTGAGCGGGATAAAGTAATGGTTCTTACTCAAATAACTAAATAAAATTTATATTTAAAGATTAAAAGGAGAGAATAATATGACTCAGAATTCAGAACGTGTACTAAATTTTCTAAAGGAACATTATGGACAGGAATTTTCTAAGCAGGACCTAGTTGAGGCGCTATCCATTTCTCTACCTGCGGTAGTTGGTAGTATTAATGGACTTGAGAAGCGTAAGTATGTAACTCTTACGCGTGAGGAAGTAATTGAACTAGAGCCCGCGACTGAGACTCGCAAGGCGAAGACTAAGACTGTGAAGTATCATACCCTAACTGAGGCCGGTCTAGCCTATGATCCAGTCGCTGAAGAGCAGGCGAAGCTCGCGGCTAAGCAGGCGGAGAAGGAACGCAAGGCTGCAGAGAAAGCCGCCGCTAAGGCTGCAAAGGAAGCTGCAAAGGAAGCTGCACAGGAGTTTTAATTAAATAATATTTATACAATGAAACGAAGCAAAGAAAAAAGGAGAAAAATAAAATGAAGAGTATTTCTATTCAGTCTACTAATAAGCTAAATCTTGCGGGCACACTAATGGATGTGTCATTTGGTGATGGTAAGCTATCGGATGGGCGTCCCTATCAGCGTGCAACCGTAACAATTCGAGTAACGCAGACGTTTGGTGGTAAGGAAGAGACCAGTGACATTCAGGTTGGTATGTTCGCAACAGAATATACCTCTACCGGTAAGAACAATCCGGCATGGAAGAGCTTGAATGATCTAAAGCTAATGAAGACGGCGCAGAATGTCGGTATTGATCATGCATCGCATGTTCGCCTAACTGGTGCGTCTCTACAGGAGAACAATTTCGTATCTCGGACTGGTCAGCTAATTAATGGTTGGCAGATTCGTGGCTCATTCATTAATGAGGCGCGGGTACCTGATGTCGCTTCATTTGTAACCGAAATTTTTATCATGGACATGCATGATGAAGTAGATCGCGAAGGTGATACTACTGGCCGGCTAGTAATTAAGGGCGGCATTGTGCAGTACGGCGGACGACTCGATGTTGTTGAGTTTATTGTGGAAGCTCCTGATACGGTTGAATACATTTCTCGTAACTGGGAGACGAATGGAACAGTAACCGTAAAGGGCCGTATTCGCGTACTCTCTCAGGAAGAAGAGGTACAGTCAGGCGGCTGGGGCGAAGATGTACCTGAAGTTACCACTCGTTTTGTTCGTGAGCTGATCATTACCAAGGGTGATGATACATGTAAGGAAGAAGATTTCGCGTACGATCCCGTTGAAATTAAGAAGGCTTTTAATGAGCGAAAGGCATATATTGAGCAGCTACAGATCAATGCCCGGCATGTTGCTCCAAAGCAGGGCGTTGGCAGTGCTAACGCCTCCGAAGCCACAAAGTATAGTTGGGAGTAAGGTATATCCTTACTTCTAACTTATATACTGGAGGTGATTTGAATGGCGGATATTGACATCTTTTCTCTTGAGCCTTCTAAGATTTCGCGTGATCTTAAGGGAAAGTTTCTATTAATCTACGGCCAGCCAAAAACAGGCAAATCTACGTTTGGTAGCCAACTTCCGCGCTCGCTATTTATGAACTTTGAGCACGGAACTAATGCTTTAGCCGGTATTCGCAGCGTTCCAATCCTTCGCTGGACAGATGCTAAGAAAGTTCTTACACAACTTCGTAAGCCTCAAGCAAAAGAAATGTACGATTCAATCGTAGTTGACACTGCATCTATTGCTTGGCAGCTGTGTGAACGTTATATATGCCAGCGAGAAAACGTTGATAGCATTAGGGATGTACCGTGGGGCCAAGGCTGGAATATGCTAAAGACAGAATTTTCTGAATTTTGGCGTGAAATTACGCTATTGGGCTTCGGTATCCTATTTATTGCTCATAGCAAAGATAAACCGACCGAAATGCGCAATGAAGATGGTGAGGCTATTACCGCGGTTTGCCCTGACTTACCAAATCAGTGTTATACAATTATTAATTCTATTGTAGATATTATTGGTTACCTGCAAGTACAGATGAATCCGGATGGAACCTCAGAAAGATATCTATATACAAGATCTACACCATATGTATTCGCCGGAAGCCGTTATCAGTATCTTGCTCCGAAGATTAAATTTGGATATCAGGAACTAGTAGATGCAATTGGCGAAGCAATTGATAAGGCTGTAGAGCTTGATGGCGCGCAGGTTACCGATCATACTGAAATTGCACAAATTAAGGATCGTCCATTTACAGAAGTAATGGCAGAGGCCAAGAAAATTTGGATTAAGTATCTTGAACTTGGCGGTGAAGAAAATAAAGATCAGCATTTGATGATTATGAAGGATATTATTAAGAAGGTATTCGGGTCTGAGGACTTTAAGCTAAGTCAGGCAGTACCTTCTCAGTCTTCACTTGTTGAGTACTTTATTGATGAAGTAAAACAGTTGATGTAATTGCCTATCTACCATGCGTAGAAAAGGTGGAGAGGTCGCCCTCATTTGAGGGCGCCCTCGTTTTTATTTGACTTTTTATAAAAATCATGCTATACTATATATAGAATAAATATATAGAGTAGGGAGTGATACTATGAAAATTACTCGTGTTTGTCACGGCTGTAAACAAGAATTTAGGAAGGATGAAATGTTGCAGTACTCGACACTTAGTGGTAAAACTACATATTGGTTTTGTCCTAATTGTTATGAAGAAAAATTGGCGCGAGAAAAGTTTTCATATAAAGTCTGTTCAATTTTTGGAATTAAATCCCCTGGGCCATTAATTTGGTCGCAACGTAAATATTTACAGAATACATACGGATATACGGATGATATTATTATTGATTGTTTAGATTATATGTATAAAGTATGTAATAAAAAGATTTTAAAAGAATCATTAGGATTAGTGAATCCAAAGACCGTATTCAATATGAAAGCATGGCAGGCTAGTCAAAAGGCGCAAGCTAGTAGTATTGCAGCTGCGATTGCGCATACGGAAATGAAAGAATCTGTGGTAAAAATTAAAGAAAATAATACAACTCGGCCTGAAATTAATTTAGCAGACGGACTATTTGATGATTAAAACGAAGGAGGGATGATATGACCTTATCTGATATGACGGCTTATCGTCAAATTATCGGAGGGCTAATGTATCGTCCTCAACTATTTGTAGAATATCCAGATATTGTTGTATCGGATTTTGATTATAAACCAGCGCGCGTATGCCTGAATGCTATTAAAAAGTTATATGAAGGTGGCGCAGAAGAATTATCACCACTCGAAGTTGACCAAGAAATTGAACATTTTGGCGGCATTTCCGCGCAAGTATACCAAGTTGAAGGCGGACTAGAGTTCTTAAAAAGTGCATATGAAATTACTCAACTTTCAAATTTTAAATTTTATTATACACGATTAAAAAAGTATGCACTATTACGAAAATTACAAAAAGCAAAATATGATATTAGTGAATATTATATTGATGATAAAGAAGTTTCTAATCCTCTAAAAGAGCAACAAATTCTAGCAAAATTAGAAAATGCAACTCTGGAAGAGATTTTAAATTCCGTTGAAAAAAATTATTCAGCCATCCGTAATGAATTTTTAAATGGCGGTCATCTTAACGGAGACCCGGCAGAAGGCATTAATGAATTAATTGAAGAATTAAAACAATCTCCAAGTATTGGGCCAAGTTTGGAAGGAAGTATTTTTAGTAGTATTTGTCGCGGCGCGCGGGAAGGATGCTTCTTTTTAAAGAGCGCCAGTACGAGTGCTGGTAAATCTCGTACTAGTATTTTTGACGCCTGTCGTCTGGCATATCCAAAACGATGGTCGTGGAAATTAAATTCATTTATTGAAGAAGTAGATTTTAATGGAGAATTTCGTAAGCCACGTAAGGTACTATTCATTGTTACTGAAATGGATAAAGAAGAAATTCAAACGATTATGCTGGCATATCTTTCGGGAGTAGATGAAGATCATATTTTAACAGGAAGATATGAATTAGGAGAGTATACGCGGGTTAAGTATGCCGCACAAATTATGAAAGAGTATAGCGGATATTTTTTAATTGAAGAAATAAGTGAACCAAATCTACAAAATGTAGAAGCCACAATAAGAAAGTACGCAACCATTGATAATGTGAAATATGTGTTTTATGATTATATTCATACAACTGCGAGCCTGGTGGGTCAGTTTGCACAAAATGGATTGCGTGAAGATGTTGTTCTAATGTTAATGTCAAATCAATTAAAACAGTTAGCTAAAGATTATAATCTCTTTATATTCTCAGCAACGCAGGTTAATGCATTGGCAATGGGGGATGAAGAGATGAGTTTTAAGGACGAAAAAAGTATTCGAGGATCTAAGGCAACTGCAGATAAAGCAGACGTCGGCTATGTGATGACTCGAATTACAGAAAAAGGTTGGAATTCAATTGTTCCAACTTTAAAAATGTCTATCCGAGAAGGTATAATTTCTTCAGATATATTAGACCATAAACCGACACATATTTTAGATATTTATAAAATGCGCCGCGGTCGATATAAAATGGTGCGTATTTGGACACGTCTACATCTAGGTACCGGCGAGAGAGAAGATATGTTTATGACTACTGCAGAAAATCAACCCATTACTCAGCCCATTGATTTGTTTGCGGGAAATACAGAAGTTCCGATTAATATAAAGGAGACTGAATAAATTGACTACTCTTCAAACATCTGATCCTGAACTAGATTTATTAGATGTCACATTAGTAGACATCGTTAATTCTTTAACAATTGAAGATGTCAAAGTATTTCTAGAAAGCTTAGGAGTAGAACAAATAGCGTTTTATCCTGAAAAAGGATATTTAATTTGTCCTACAATTTGTCATAATCCGTTAAATGAAGAAGCCTCTATGAAATTATATTGGTATCAGAATAATAAAATTTTCAGATGTTATACTGAATGTAATGAGGCAATGTCCATATTTACCCTTTATCAAAAGTTCATGCAATTAAACTATACGGCAGTAAGCTTTCCCGAAGCAGTGGAATATGTAAAAAAATGTATTAAGCATTTAATTTTAGCAAACACGCATGTTTATAAATCCGATTTGAATTTGGATAAATATAAATTTGATTCTAATATTGCGCCGCTGCCAGAATATTCAAAAGAAGTTCTATCATACTTTATGCATAAATACCATCCATTATGGCTGAGAGATGGGATTAAACCAGAAGTAATGGATAAATTCCATATTGGTTTTTGGAGTGCGCAAAATAAAATTACCATTCCACATTTTGATATTAATGGACGATTAATAGGCATTCGCGCGCGAGCTCTCGAACCAGAAGAAGTAGAATTATATGGAAAATATCGGCCTGTACAAATTGGTCAAACTTTATATGCTCACCCACTGCATTTTAATTTGTACGGTATTTATGAACATCAGGAGGGAATTAAAGCACGAAAAAGCGCCATTATTGTAGAGGGTGAAAAATCGGTATTATTGGATGATGGATTTTACGGTAACTTAAGCAATACAGTGGCCTGTTGCGGCTCAAATATCAATAAGTTTCAAATTAACTTATTAACCAATATATTAGGCGCGAATGAAATCACCATTGCATTCGATAAAGAATATGAAGATTGGCGATCAGATCAGGCGCGCACATATCGTATGAAACTTGAAAATATATGTAAAAAATATAGAAGTCAAGCGACTTTTTCATATATATGGGATATGGATAATCTTTTAGGCTATAAAGATAGCCCATTTGATAAAGGCCAAGAGGTTTTTGAAGAACTTTATAAACATAGAATAAAAGTGAGATGAAGGGAGATAATATGAGATATAGATTAAGAAAAGAATATAGTACAAACCCAGATAAAGCATTAAAAGAACTCCTACAAGATAGAGGAGTTCAAGATATAGAACAGTTTATGAACCCGAGTATATTATGTGAAAACGATCCATATCAATTAAAGAATATTGATGCCGCAGCAGAAAGACTATTTCATCACTTGCGTGAAAAGCATAAAATTCTTTTTGTTGTAGATGCCGACTGTGATGGGTTCACATCAAGCGCAATTCTCTGGTTATATATAAAACATATCTTCCCAGAGGCAGAGTTAGAATTTACGGTACACGATCATAAGCAACACGGCCTTAATGATAAAGTAGATTGGATTACAGATGAAGCACGTTGGGACTTAGTAATTTTACCCGATGCTGGCTCATATGATGTAAAAGAACATCGTTTGCTTGGAGAAATGGGTATGGATGTTATTTGTTTAGATCATCATGAACAATTATATGATGATTAGGGTAATCCTGTTACTTCTAACCTCCCGACAACTATTGTAGTAAATAATCAACTATCGCCAGATTATCCAAACAAATCATTATGTGGCGCTGGCGTGGTTTATAAGTTTTGTGAAGTGCTGGATGAAAAACTAGGTATAAGTCAAGCACATAATTATATTGATTTGGCCGCGCTAGGTGAAATCGCAGATGTAATGGATAGAACCGATGTGGAAACCAATTATATTATGATAGAAGGATTAAAGAACATTCATAATGAAGGCTTTAGAACACTTATTGAATCTCAAGCATATTCATTAAAAGATAAAGCCGTTTTTCCATATAACGGATTAACTCCAATTGATATTGCTTTCTATATTGCTCCTCTTATTAATGCTATTACGCGCGTAGGTACCATCACAGAAAAAGAAACCATGTTCTATTGCTTTATTGAACCCAATAAACCAATGCAGAGTACTAAACGCGGCGCGCGCCCAGGAGATATTGAATATGCAGCCGAACAGACTGCACGAGTAGGTAAGAATGCTAAAGCACGGCAAGATAGATTAAAAGAACAGGCTATGGGTATAGTAGACTTTAAGATTCAGAAAGATGGCCTAGACGATAATAATATTATTCTTGTAGAATTAGACGCAATGGATAATATTCCGCAAGAACTAACTGGCCTAATTGCAATGAATGTTGTAAGTAAGTACCATAAGCCTGTTATGATTGGTCGCCGCAATAATGATAATGAAATTCAAGGTAGTATCCGATCTGATGGAAATTTTGCTGGATTGCCTAGTTTTAAAAAGTTTTTGGAAGATAGCGGATTAGTGACATATACTGCAGGGCATGATAATGCCGCCGGCTGGGGATTAAATGGTGATAAACTAGATTCTCTATTAAATTATGCTAATAAACATTTAAGCGCAAAAGACTTTGAAAATTGTTATGTTGTAGATTATATCTTAGATGGTAATGATTATAATGATGAATTACTTGGTTGTCTTGCTTCACATCCAGAGTATTTTGGCAATCATATTGAAGAACCAACGATTGTTATTAAAAATATCCCATTAATGAATGTTATGGTTATGGGCACAAGTAAAGATAGTATTAAGATTTCATATAATGGTATTGATTATGTGAAATTTAAAGATACAGACTTCATTGAAGAAGTTATGAATGATAGAACCAAGAAGTTAACTGTCTATGGGCGCGCGAATCTTAATGAATGGATGGGCAAACAATCAGTCCAAGTATTCATTACCGACTATGAATTAGTAGAGGATAATAGTAAATATGAGTTCTAATAAACAATGTTTATATTGTCTACAAAATACTGATGAAAGGGACCATGTAATAGCAGGAGAGCATGGTATACACATGCAATTAGTAAATGAAGGTAATAAATGGCGGCTATCAGCATACTCGGTAAATACACAAAGAGAAGACGAACATCATATTCACATATATATGAAAGAGTATGTTGGAGAAACACAAATAGTATACTGTCCTTGGTGTGGTAGAAAGCTTTGATAAATATTAAATTTTATTATATAATAGGTATGAATAAAGGAAGATAGCTGCAAATATGACTTCTAAAAAATGTTGTGACACTTGCAAATATTATGAGTGGTATTATGATCGGTGTAATTTATTTAATTGTAAAATGGACGCCAGAAGTAAGTGTAATTGTTATAAGGAGAGAATACAAATGAATTCATGTTGTAATGATAATAGAGAAGAATTAATTCAAATGTGCCGAGAAAAATTGATTGAAGGTACAAATATAGAAGATAGCCCAGAAGAAATGGCTGTAATTAATAATATTTTATTTAGATTATGGCAGGTCGGCATCTTAGATAATATTGACAAAAATTAAAATTTATGATATAATAAGATATAGAGTAAAGGAAGTGAGTAAATGTCGAAATATCCAGGGTCCTGTCATAATCACACAATGTATAGTAATGAAACACTGCGTGACTGTATAAATCGTGTTGAAGGATTAATTGATTTAGCAATTGAACTTGGGCATGAATGTGTTGCAATCACTGACCATGAAACTATATCAAGTTATATTAAGGCAGAAAAATATTATAAGAAGATTAAAGAAACACATCCTGACTTTAAATTAATTCGTGGTAATGAAATATATCTTACTCGTAACGGTTTAACCGCAAAAAACTTCGATAAAACGAAAGATAGATATTTTCACTTTATTCTTCTTGCAAAAGATAAGATTGGATATAAACAGATTTGTCAGTTATCTACAAGAGCGTGGCAACGTTCGTATATGAGTCGGCGCCAACGTAGGCGTCCAACTTACTATCAAGATTTAAAAGATATTGTAAAACCAGATCGAGGACATTTAATTGCAAGTAGCGCATGTCTAGGTTCTCAGTTAGATAGATTTTTACTTCAATATATGGATACAGGTGATGAAGAATTTTATGAAACTGCAAAGCGTTGGTGTTTATATATTGAAGATATATTTGGTAAAGGCAATTTCTATTTGGAGATGCAACCTTCAAATGGGAAAGAGCAGGTATTTGTTAATAAGCAATTGTTAAAAATTTCAAAGGAACTTGGAATTAAATATATTATAACAACCGATAGCCATTATGGGCGGCCGGAAGAAGCTAAAATTCATGAGGCATTTCTTAATTCACAAGATGGTGATAGAGAAGTTCGTTCATTCTATGCGACAACGTATATGATGAGTGATGAAGAAATTAGAAATTTCTTCTCATATCTAACTGAAGAACAGATTGAAGCCGCGTATGCTTCTATCAGAGAAATTAAAGATAAATGTGAAGATTTTAGTATTCTAAAGCCATTAAAGATTCCGAGCCTACCGTGGAGAAATTTCCACGCAAGAACACAAGAGGAAATAGATTATTATATTTCATTAATGCCTGCGCTAGAAAAGTTTTTACATTCTGAACATTATGCAGATAGTGAGTTATTTTTTGCAGTAATAGATGGCATTAAAAAGCATGAAGATCTTCAAAATGAAAAAGCATATAAAGCATTAAATGAATGCCTGGAAATGACTTGGGTTTCTTCAGAAGTAAATAAAGCGCAATGGTCAGCATATTTCTTAAATCTACAGAAGATTATAGATGAATGTTGGAATGCAGGAACGATTGTATTGCCGGCGCGCGGATCTGGTATGGGATTCGTATTACTTTATGCACTTGATATTATTCAGATTAATTGCTTGCGTGAAAAGACGAAGACATATCCTTGGCGCTTTCTGAATCCAGCTCGTGTTTCTGTACTTGATATTGATGTTGATATTGAGGGCGTTCGTAGAGCACAGACTTTGGAACATTTGAGAAAGGTATATGGAGAAAACCGAGTATCAAATGTTGCAACCTTTAAGACAGAAAAGTCTAAGTCGGCAATTCAAACAGCTTGTCGCGGCTTAGGTATAGATAACGATGAAGCATCTTATATTTCCAATCTTATTCAAGCAGAGCGTGGTCAGGTTTATACATTAAAGCAAACTTATTATGGCGATGAAGAAAATGGAATCCCGCCCAATCAAACTTTTATAAATGAAGTTAATAAGCATCCTGGGCTTTGGGAAGTTGCTCAAAGAATTGAAGGTTTGATTTGCGGCCAGGGTATTCACGCGGGCGGCGTTGTATTTACAGATGAAGATTTTACAGAATCAAGTGCATTAATGCGCGCACCTGATGGTACAATCATTACTCAGTTTGAGCTACATGACCTTGAAGATGTTTCAATGATTAAGATGGACTTGTTAAGCGTTGAAGCAGCCGATAAGATTCATACATGTCTAGATTTATTGAGTGAACAAGGATATATTAAAGTTGGTAAGAATCTTAGAGAAACGTATGAAAATGCGCTTGGAGTTTATAAGATAAATCGTGACGATAAGAAAATGTGGGATATGGTTCAAAATCATGAAATCGTATCTTTGTTTCAGATGGAACAACAAAGTGGTGTGCGTGGTATCGCATTAACGCATCCACGTAGTGTTGACGAACTTGCGGTTCTTAATTCAGTTATCCGCTTAATGGCAACTGAAAAAGGCGCAGAAAGTCCGTTGGACAAATATGCACGATTTAGGGCGCAGCCGCAAGATTGGGATAAAGAAATGATTCAGATGGGTCTTACAGATGAAGAACGTAAGATTATGCATCGTGAATTAGATATTTCTGATGGTATGTCAATCACACAAGAACAATTTATGCAGTTGGTTCAATTACCTGAATGCGGCGGCTGGGACTTACAGTTTGCAGATAAATTAAGAAAATCTATAGCAAAAAAGAATCCTAAAGAGTATGATGCATTAACAAAACAATTCTTTGATAATGTAAAAGAAAAAGGATTGAGTGAAAAGTTCTGTAATTATGTATGGAATATTGAGATTGCATTGAGTCGCGGATATGGATTTAATGCGGCACACACGTATTCGTACTCAATGGTTGCATTACAAGAAATGAATCTTGCTCGGTTCTTCCCTATTATATTCTGGAATACCGCAAATCTTATTGTAGATAGCGGTGGTATTCAGACTGTTGAATATGATGAAGACGGTGAAGCATCTTTGGTAGTTGAAGCAGAACCTGATGAAGATCTTGATGAAGAAGAGCAAGAAGAATGGGAGGAAGAAAATGAAACTACTAGCGCAGATGAACGAGAAGATAAAAAGAAAGAAAAAACAAAAACGGTCGATTACGGCAAAGTGGCTTCCGCAATCGGACGGTTCAGTACTTATGGAATTGTGGTTTCCCCACCGAATATCAATAGCTCATCTTATACTTTCACCCCAGTTGTTGAACGAAATGAAATCTTGTATGGTCTACGAGGAATTACAAGACTCTCAACTTCCATCATTCAGGAAATCATCTCCAAGCGACCTTTTCATTCAGTCCAAGACTTCATAGATAGAGTTAAAGTAAACAAGATTCAAATGTCTAACTTAATTAAATGCGGAGCATTTGATGAATTAGTAGATTTGCCTCGTGAAGAAATTATGGCAACATATATTAGTATGATAGCTGATAAGAAACAAAGATTAACATTACAGAATATGCAAATGCTTATTAACTATAATTTAATTCCAGATGAGCTTATTTTTTGTAAAAAGTTATTCTTATTTAATAAGTTTTTAAAGCAGCAAAAGAAAGTTGATAATTATCAATTAAATGATGCAGCTATTAACTTTATTGCTAATCATTTCAGTGCGGACTATATTTCAAATGGTATAACTATTTCCGCAACAGTGTGGGATAATCTATATCAACGAGGTATGGATCCGATGCGTGCGTACTTAAAAGGGCATAAAGAAGAAGTCTTGAATAAGCTAAACAAAGCATTATATGATGAAATGTTTAATAAATACGCGGCAGGTAGTATATCGCATTGGGAAATGGAATCTGTTTCATTTTACAGCCATCCACATGAATTAGCTAATTCTCAATATCTATATGATAATTTCTTTAAACTACCGGAAGAGCCAGAAGTAGATTATACTTTTAATGGTAAAGACGGTAATGAAGTTAGAGTATATAAGTTAAGACGAATTATTGGCACAGTTATTGATAAGAATAAAATGAAGAATACTGTAACATTATTAACCCCGACAGGCGTAGTTAATGTTAAAGTATATAAAAATCAGTATGCAATGTTTGATAAGCAGATTTCTCAAGTTGGATCAGATGGTCACAAACACACTTTGGAAAAGAGCTGGTTCTCCAGAGGTACATTGTTAATGGTTCAGGGAATCAGGCGCGAAAGTGACTTTATTCCTAAAAAGCGGAAAGATAGTTTTTATCCTGTAATTTCTAAAATTACAGCAATACATGATGATGGAACTTTAGAGTTCCAGACGGAACGAGTTGAGGTGGTGGAGTAATGATTGGCCTAGTGGATTTAGCATTACAGAGCTGGCCTAAGCCTCAACTCTGTCCTCCCAATCTTGAGATAATGAAGCTAGCAAATTATTATCAATCAGAAGAAAATAAATTTTGCCGCTTAATTAATTTAGATGAAACTGAATTATCGGCTTACGAAAAAATCTATATTTTTAGCGAGTCAAAAGAGTTTACCAAAGTTCCAGATGCATTCGCGCGAGCGCCAAATGTTATATACGGCGGCACCGCGTTCACAAATGGAACATACGTGCCATTCGAGAATAAATTAATTGATTTCACCTTACCGCGTACTAGTATTTATTAGAATTTTTTAAAAGATAAGCGCGCGGCTGGACTGGTAGATAAAGAAATAGAGAAATTATTAGATAATGCTTACTACCGTTGGCATGCCGGCGAGGAAGTCTTACCCTTGCCAGCAATTCGTAAACGGCATCGCCTTTATATCTATGATATAGACTTTTTTCGTGAAGGATGGCGCACAGTTATTGATAAAATAATTCAACGTAATCCCTCATCTATACAATTCATTCATCCAGCACATTATAAACGAATATCAGACTTTTTAGAAGTGCGTGAAAATAGTTTAATTGCACGAGGGAATGACGCTTATCTCGATTTAGATATCCCGCTTAAAGAAACATCTGTTTTAATGAAGCATTATAAAAATCGGTTATTGGCAGTCATTCCTCCAAGCGCGCAAGTATATTTATCACTTGGCGGCTCATTTCGTTATCAAACTGATTATTTTAAAGATATTATTTACAAATTAAATTTATTGTATGTATTTTGGAGCTGTAAAATTCCGTTAAAGATTAAATACGAAGAACCAGCAATGGGATATTACAATCCGATTACAGATATATCCAAGCTAATTGCGACTTGGACACAAGGTGAAACAAGTAGGTATAAATCTATAGCAGAAAGGATTCCTAAAGATAAAAGTATGACTGAAATTCGCCCTGAGCGCGAACAGCTTGAAATAATATTAAAGAAATATCCTTCTCAAAAGAACTTGTTTTATCAAACTATGGAGACAGTGAAACAAGGAGGTTTTTGGAAATATGGAAGTCAACGATATTAAGTTAAAGTATGATGAATTAAGTACGGCTTTAAAGAAAGAGTTAAGTAAAATGGAACGCTCTGATCGAATTTTTACAATTAGAAATGAAATTAAAGAGCTACAGAATTTATGCCCGCACAACATAGGAGCGTATGATTTTTCAAATGGTGATGAATGCCCCTATTGTGGAAAAAAGTTTAAGGGGTGATTCATATGAAATTGCAAATTCGTAAACGTACTGGACAGTTAGTACCATTTGATAAAGAAAAAATTCAAACCGCTATATGCAAAGCCTGGCACGAGGTGTATCCTACAGAGAAAGGATTCCCACGCTATGCTGAAGAAATTGCCGATGAAGTAGAATATGTTGCGCAGGAATTAGACGCACCAATGGGCGTAGAAGATATTCAAGAATTGGTTGAAGATTATTTAACCGATTATGATTTAAAAGTCGGTAAAGCATATATTAAATATCGCTATAAGCATGGTATTATGCGCGCAAATTCAACCGAATTTATTCGTGCTATTAGTGAAAAACTTCAAGCATCTAATGTGCAAAATCAAAATGCAAATGTAGACGAGCATTCATTCGGCGGCCGGGTTGGCGAAGCCTCTGATGAAATGATGAAACAGTATGCGTTAGATTATTGTATCTCACCTATGGCGCGCGCGAACCATTTAAATAATGAAATTTATATTCATGATTTAAGCGCGTATGCTGTTGGTATGCATAATTGTTTAAGTATTCCATTTGATGATTTACTAGCCAAGGGCTTTAACACACGGCAAACGGATGTGCGTCCTGCCAATTCTATCAATACTGCTTTCCAACTTGTAGCAGTTATATTTCAACTTCAATCTCTAATGCAGTTTGGCGGCGTTAGCGCAACTCATTTAGATTGGACTATGGTTCCTTATGTGAGGAAAAGTTTTGCTAAGCATTTTAAAGATGGACTTAAATATTTATGCCCACCAGATGTTATTGATGAAGAAAAGATACCAAAAGAACTTTCATTTACAGATCCTATAGTGAATGCACCATATAATAGAAAAGCATATGAATATGCTATGGACATGACCACGCGTGAGCTTCAACAGGCAGTTGAGGGCATGTATCACAATCTTAACACGCTTCAATCTAGAAGCGGAAATCAGCTACCTTTCACGTCTATTAACTATGGTACTTGTACATTGCCCGAAGGTCGTATGGTAATTAAGGCATTGCTAGAAGGCTCTATTAAAGGCGTAGGTAAATATCATAAAACTCCCATATTCCCATGTGGTATTTTCCAGCTTGGAAAGGGTATTAATCGCGCGCCCGGTGATCCGAATTATGATTTATATCAACTCGCGCTCGAATCCACTGCCAAGCGCATCTATCCAAATTATGCCAATATTGATTGGTCTGGAAATGCAGGATATGATCCAAACGATCCAACCACGTATTTCAGCACAATGGGGTGTCGTACCGCAAATGGCGCAGACATAAATGCAGAACCCGGTGTTAATCCTCAACGTAAGGATGGCCGCGGAAATATTTGTCCTGTCACTATTATTATGCCAACATTGGCTATGGAAGCAAAAAACGCAGTAGATGCTGCTTATCCAGATGTAGATGATTATATTACTGCTTTTATGTCATTACTAGATAAAAAAATCCATGAAGCAAAAGATATGCTACTTGAACGTTTTGAGTGGATTTGCAAGCAATCTCCTGCATCTGCGAAGTTTATGTATGAAAATAATACAATGCTAGGTTATCATCCAGAAGAAGGTATTCGCTCTGCATTGAAACACGGCACTATTGTTATTGGGCAGCTAGGACTTGCGGAAACCCTTCAAATCTTAATTGGCTGTGACCATACTACTGAAAAAGGAATGAAACTCGCTAAGGAGATCGAGCAGCTATTTAAAGACAGATGTGCAGAGTTTAAAAAGGAATATCACCTCAACTTTGGAGTATATTACACTCCTGCCGAAAATCTCTGCTACACAGCCATGAAGAAGTTCAAGGCAAAATACGGCGAAATTCCAAATGTTTCCGACCGTGAATATTTTACAAATAGCATTCACGTCCCAGTATGGCACGATATTTCAGTATTTGACAAGATTGATATTGAAAGCCAACTAACGGGTTATTCTAGCGCCGGATGTATTACATATGTAGAAGTACCTTCTGGAGTAAAGAATAACATTCCCGCGCTCGAAACCATAGTAAATTACGCTATGGACCACGACATACCGTATTTCGCTTTGAACGTGCCGCTGGACATGTGTAATGACTGCGGCTATCAGGATGAAATTGGTGAAAGCTGCCCTGAGTGCGGCAGTAAGAATATTTCAAGACTTCGTAGAGTAACTGGCTATTTAACAGGCTCGTATAAAGACGCGTTCAATTGGGGCAAGCAGAAAGAAACTGAAGATCGCGTTAAGCATATACACTAATGAGTAAGATTGCAGGAATCTATTGGGATGATACCGCGGCGGCGCCAGGTATCTCCCTCTCAGTGTATTTTTCGGGATGTCATTTCCATTGCCCCGGATGCCATAATCCCGAAGCACAAGATTTTAACTATGGCGAAGACTTTACGGTAGGAACACTATTTGAAATTATTAAGAAATTAAATAAAAATGGCGTAATGCGTACTTTGTGTATACTCGGCGGCGAGCCGCTAGCGGATGAGAATTTACAAGATGTAGCACTATTAATTGGCTGGTGTAAACATGAATTTCCGCAATTAAAAATTTATCTATGGACCGGATATACAATCGAAGAATTAGAAGAACGTAATAATTGGGCATTATCTGCCATTTTGCGTAATATTACTTGTTTGATTGATGGCCGATTTGATATCAATACTCGCGATACCACATTACCTTTGCGAGGGTCTCCTAATCAACGTATTATTATGATGGAGGATTATTATGCTAACAAAAATACATAAATCAGTTCTTGCCGGATTAATTATTGCGTTAAGTGGCTGGATGTACTTATCTGTATCTAATCCTATTATAGGTGCGTTCTTATTCTCATGTGGACTATTAGCAGTGCGTATTTACAATTTAAATTTATTTACAGGGAAAATTCAATATATGATTACACGTGAATATAAATGGTATGATTATATTATTTTTCTTGTAGGGAATTTTATTGGAGTTACATTAATTACAGTCATTTCTCGTAATCTAGTAATAAATGCGGCGGATAGTATAAGTATAATAAAAGCTTCACAATCTTTTGGTGATGCACTCATAAAGGGAGTTGGTTGCGGAATATTAATGTCATTGGCAACATGTAAGAAGTCGCCTCTATGGATGTGTATTCTGTGCGTTATGGGATTTATACTCGCGGGATTTAATCACTGTATTGCAGATTATTATTATTTATCCATAACTCATTCGTTTACTTGGTCTTTTATCGCAACGATTTTAGGCAATATTATTGGCGGTATCATTTTTAGTAATTTCAGTATTTAGGACGAGCAGTAAAATGCTCGTCCTCTTTTTTTTATTATTTGACATTTTCAGAAATTTTTGATATAATAAGATATAAGAAAAAGAGTGAGGTGAGAAGATGAACGGTTGGATAGTATTCCTTGTTATGCTAATTCCGCTATTCTTCCTTATTTATAAATATCACGAGAAATAGATTTTAGATCAAACCGCGCGCAATGAATTAAATACCGCTGTAACTGTATTACAACAATAGAAAGCAACGCTTGAGAATGATTTAGAAAAATTACGGCACGATACGGAATAGGAGCATAAGCGTTATACAGATGCTATTCGTGACCGTTCTGAAGAATTAGAAGAATTTTTTGAAGAATAGCGGTATGAGTAGGAAGAAAACCTTAAACGTGAAATCGCGGCTAAAGAGAAAGCATTAGAGAATGCTTTTTAGTTAAAAGCACACGAGCTCGCGCAAGAACTTGACCGAAAAGAACATATACGTGATAGTTAGATTGCTGATCTAACTTAGCAAGTAGAAAATGCTAAACTTTTAGCGGAAGCTTAGTGTGAAGATTATCGGATACAAATAAATGCTGCGCGAGAAAAGTTTGAAGGGATTAAAAATACATTACAGTAGTATGATTTAGAGAAATAGCAACGATTATATTATACAATTCAACTACCAGATGAATATAAAGATGATATTGAGTTCTTATTGACAACTGTCGCCGCAAAAGTACAGCATCCAGATATCATATCAAAACTAGTTTGGGCAGAATATGTTAAACCAAACTTAGATGATACCTTTAAACGAATAGAAATTAAGCCTGAACCTGGTATATATAAAATAACAAATATTAACACGGGTAAATGTTATATTGGTAAGAGTACTAATGTGAAAACACGAATTGCAGATCACTTTAAGTCTTCTATCGGAATCCGTTCAATCGCAGACCAAGCAGTACATCATGCTATTCTTAAAGAAGGTTTCTGGAATTGGGCTATTGAAGTAATAACTTATTGTGATAAAGATAAATTAAACGAATTGGAAAAGTATTACATAGAATTCTTTAAGACCCAAGAAGTTGGGTATAACCGCACTGCTGGAGGGTAATATGGACGAGCACTTATCCGTTGACGAATTAATAGAGCGCTTCGCGCAAGTATAGAATATTAGTAAAGATGAAGCGCGCACACAAATAGGCGCTGAAACACCAGAAGAAACATTAAAAAAGATTCAGGATTTCACTATTGAAAAGATCAATAGTACGCAAATACCAATGAATCGTGCTAAACGCAGAGCATTACGCAAGAAGATGGGCGCGAAAAAATACGCTGAACTGATTCAAAGTAATGATGACGCATTAAATGCAGTTAGTGAAACTGCGAAAAAACTAGATTATATCAATCTTATTCAAAAACTACGCGCATTAAATGAAAGGAAGGAAAAAGAAAATGCTGAGCACAATGACAAAGAAGACTGAGGTTTACCGGGCATACACAGAGCAGGATGCTGCTGCGCTTGTTGACGATTACAAGGCGCGCGCAATTACTGAAGGGTATACTGTAGTAAAAACGAAAATTGATTATAAGACTAAGAAGGATCGTAAGACTGGTGAGATTACTGAAGAATGGTGGATGGTTGAAATCACAGTATCTTATGAGACTTAAGGAGGTATAAAATGGACGAGATTGTAAGCGCGGAATTAAATGAAATAATGCAAGCGCTTGATAATTTAAAGAATCTTTCTGAGGAAGATTTAACCGAAAGCACCATGGCGCGTGTTATGCAGATGCTTGAAACCAATTTTAATGGTACGGCTGTAATGCAGTCTGTAAATCAGATCATCTCCAATCTAAACGCGCAAGGTCTTAATAAGGAAGAAGCAATCAACTCACTTGACGCGCTATCAAGTACTTTAAAAGAGTTGGTATATGGTGAAGAGGTACTCACTGGTAATAAGAAGATTTTAATTGATAAAGTGATGTCTGGAGTGCAGGAAATCTTCGATACTGTTAAACAGAAGTACCACTCTTATTCAATCGAACTACCAATTAAATTAGACAATGGTGCCACAATGCCGACTTACGCGCATCCTACTGATGCGGCAGCGGACTTATATGCACTTGAGAATGTAACAGTTCCGGCGCATTCTTACGGGAATAAAATCAGAACTGGTGTTAGTATTCAGCTACCAGAAGGATGGATGGCATTTATTCTACCGCGATCTAGTATTGGCGCGAAAACGCCGCTACGGCTAAGCAATAGTGTTGGATTAATTGATTCTTCCTATCGCGGTGAACTTGGCGTTCTATATGATAATACATCTAATGAAGATTATCCTATCGAAGCAGGCGCACGCATAGCGCAGCTGCTAGTAATGCCGAATGATCGTTTTCAGGCGCATGCAGTAGATATTCTAGCGGCGTCAGACCGCAATGACGGCGGCTTTGGATCTACTGGCGTATAATGAGTAAAATTAATATATACATTGTATAGAATGCCTTAGAAGCCGAAAATTGGTAGTTAATTAGTGAAACATATACAAATTTAAAAACGCCATTAAAAATGAAGTGTCCTTATGGACATGAATAGGAACAAACATTTGAATATTGGCGCAAACATAAGATATGCGATGTCTGTATGGCAGGAGACCCGTATAAAGTCAAAAAAAATAAGGTGCCCAATAAGGGCACAAACACAACACGTATTCTTGCGCTGGATGCAGCAACTGGTGTTACTGGATACTCTATTTACGATGACAAGACCTTAGTTGGATATGGAACTTTTAGAACAAATGCGGCATTACCAACAGTAGAACGAATTAATCAAGTAAAGAATTGGCTTAAAGCCGCATTGAAGGAGTGGGACCCGAACTTTGTAGGAGCCGAGAACATATAGCTACAAAGCTATGGCCCTAATAAGTCACAAACGCAGGTAAAAACGTTCTAGACACTGGCAAATTTGCAAGGTGTAATATTAGATACGTTATTTGAGGCATGTGTTGATAGTGATTTGGTGTATCCTAGCGAATGGCGCGCGTATTGCGGCGTAAGTACCGGTGACATGCACCGAGACGCACGCAAAAAAGCCGCGTAGGCGAAAGTAAAAATTTGGTATGATATAGATTGCACAGAAGATGAAGCAGATGCAATTTGTATTGGAAAATATTTTTGTGGACAAATAAAAACAATTAATTGGGGTGAAGATATATGATTAAGTTAACCATTGGAGATTTGGTGAACAGCACAGAAGTGCTACAGAAGCTAGCTAACGCCGAATTAAAGGCTAAGCTGGCGTGGGAAGTTAGCAGGCTACTAAAGTCTGCTGAAGCTGAAATGCAGGGATTTAATGATGCTCGGCTAAAGGTAATTAATAAGTGTGGTGTTAAGGACGATAACGGCGAGCTTGTAACGGATGAGAATGGAAATTGTAAGATCGCGCCAGAGCATCTAACAGATTTTAATGATGAAATTTCAGAGCTACTCAAGGGTGAAGTTGAAATTAATGCTAATAAGTTAGATATTAATGCGCTAGAAAGTGTAAACTTTACGCCATCTGAGATGGCACGGCTTGAACCGTTTATAGATTTTGGTGAGTAAATAAAAAAAGAGGCCCCTCCGAATGGAGGGGCTATTTTTTATTATGATGGACCAGCTCCTGCTGGATAGTAAATAACATCACAAGTTGTGCCACCAGCAACACCCACGTTTAAACATACCACTTGTGCCTGTAACACATAAAAATTTAACTCTGAGCCACTTTGACTAGTGTACATTTGAAGATTTTTGATTAATATATGTCTCTTTGGATTCGCGCCAAAATTGGCACTTCCAGTGTGTACATTTGCCGTAAAAGTATACGTCCACCGTTTAGAAGCTTGCGAGAAGCCACTTACCTCAGCTATAATATTTGTTTTAAATTCCTTTATCGCTGATGATCCCTAGACAGTCAGAATTCCTTCGAAATGAACATTATCATAGGTTTGTCTTGTATAAGTAGAATCAACACCGAACTAAATAGTCATTTTAATACTATAATTGTATCCTTTGTTAGAATCGCTGACTCCTCCATCACTATCCGTTGTTAGTGAAATCGGATTAGGCTTATAATCACCTGCGTCTGCTTGAGCAACATAATCATAATATACATCAACATTTGCTCTAGGCTTAATCCAAATCCAATCTCGATCGGCTGGATATTCCTTTTTACGCGGTTCTTTTTCCGAGAAAATAATATCATCTCGACCCCAAATTTCTTTGCCGTTGATCGTAACACGCGAACCTTGTAAAGTAAGCCCATTCTTGTCCATATGAAGAGATGTTTGTTCATCTAAATCTAGATAAATTCTTGCTGGAGTAATACGCGCCCTTGATGTATTTAAATATACCCGGCTACTAGAATTATTTTTATCATATGCGCTTATATCAGGAGCAATATATAATCCTTGTTGTCCCTCGTCCTCGCCAGAAATAACTATCGTTTTACCCGCAAGTTCAACAACCGGACGATCCGCTGTAGCTTTTACGGTGTTTCTATACTTAGCGTTCTATTCGCTCAAACCGCCCAACAATTGTACTCCAGCGCCTAAAGTAAATTTAGTCGCGGTAATTTCACCTTTGACCGTCAGTTTACTATCAGCGTACTTTAAATAAGAATTATCATTACCAACTTTAAATCCATTCGTACCCAAATAGAAACCAGAGCCAGTTTCATTAATATTAGTGATTCCGGAATGGATATAAGCTCTGCTATTAGTTTCTTCACCAATAGTAATCTTATAACTACCAGATCCAATACTACCACTCGTCGCGGTAATTGCGCCTTGAACTGTTAAACCGCTACTAGCGGTATATTTTAAATAACTACCTGATGTGCCCACAATAAGACCGTCTGTACCTAAATAAAATCCAGAAGTAGTAGTAGGACCGCTTTGAGGTATTGATGTTATGCCAGAGTAGATATATGAATTATCAGCACGTGTCCCGATGTTTATTTTATATTTACCATTTCCAATCGCGCCTGCCGCAGCATATATAGTACCATTAATATACGCGCCATCCTGATTTACAAGGAAATTAACCTTGCTTACGTCCACTTCAGAAAGTTTAGTAGCCGGATTAATACCATTCAAATTAGTACCAATTGCAAAGATGGTAGTTCCAATATTCTGAGTACTACTATTACTATAATTTGTCTATAATTTACAATTATTAGTATTAATATATAAATCAGCATGCGATCCAATTTCTAATTTTTGTGGTCTTAAATAAATATATGAACCAGTAGTAGTGGGCGCTGCTCCTACACCTACTAATATACCAGTATTATCAATGATAACACCAGAATAAGTAGTCCCGCTCTTAACAGCGAGACCAAATTTATTGGATCGCAATTCCATTCCAGTTATAGTGGAGTTTGATAGATCAATACCCTAATTAGCAATTGTATCCCGATTTGTTGATCCTGCTGCGATAATCGCATAATCTTTTGTAATTTCAATAGCTGATCCGGTAGCACCCGCGCTCGCGCCTGCTAAAAAATGCTATGACGTAATTTCTGTCTCCACCGCACTTTCGACTGTCCCCGAATGCAGAAAAATTCCTTGACTTGATGCCAACTTAATTCCCGTTTGAGTACCAATTGTAATTACGGAAGTATTTGATCCATCTGAAGCAAGTAAATTAATACTACTAGATGCAGATAGCTGTAAGACTGCCGCTTGCATGTCAATTGCAATAGGAGAAAGCTAAATAGAAGAAGCAATATTAATATTACTCTTTAATAGAGCCTCTACTTTATCATAATCTATCACGTCATTGTTTCCTAATACATCACTTTTAGAAACCGTATAACTAATTGTAGGATTAATAAAATGTTTAAATATGGCGTTGGTACCAGTAGATGGAATAACTAAATGAGAATCCACTGCTGCTTTAAAATCATCATCTGCTTTTGGATTTTTACTACTAGTGCGTTTAGCTAAGATTTCAGTCTAAATAAAAGTAATAGGCGCAGAACTATTATTTTTAGCGCGTACTGCCTATAATAAAATTCCAGAAGTAATATTGCTAACATTACCAGAATCATCAGAAATAATATTAATTCTACTACCGCCAATATTTACTGTTTTATTACCAACCATTGCAATATGATCATTAGCGCCAATGTATATAGATCCACCAGATTTAATATCAATATTATGCTCACCATAAATATCAACAGTCCCTTCTTCCGCGTCATAGGCCATATTCGCGCCAGTAATAGAGGCCAAAGAACCGTCATAGGTAGTAGTAAAACCAGTAGTTGCAGGATCTACTTCTCTATTAAATGTTAGATTCCCAGAATTACTAGTAGCAACCATTCGCTTGGTATAAGTATTTCCATCTTCATCAGTTTCTGTTTTGACCCAAAGATCACCCATTTTAAATTTACTTGGCCGTGTATCACCAGTATATATATGGACAGCTAAATCGTCCGCGACATTACGTGCAAGTCCACCGAGAATTGCAGCGCCCTATTCACTTAAACTATATAAATCTCCAAGGGCGGATGACGCATTACCAAGAATTAAACCTAATTCATCAAATAATTGTGTTAATCTATCAGTAACTACCTAACTGCTATCAAAATGAGAATCTAAATATGCATCTAAAATAGTCTAGTTCATATTTAAGGAATTAGCGAACGCATCAGGACTCATAGGCACTCCGCCCGCAAGCATATTACCAATCATACCCTATGATTTCTGCATAGCCTCACTGGCGGCAACAATTGAAGAGAACAAATCCTCAAATTTGTTAGTATAATTTTGAACTGTAATAGTATCTTCCCAAGGTCTATCTAAGTCCAAATCTATAGAAGAGATATAACCAAATACATCCTCTAACTTTAATTCCACGTCATTAATCATAATTACACGCGCGAGCTACTTATATAGTTTACGCATAACACTATGATCAATCGCACTCGGAGTAATCTCATAAGATACCTTTGGAAAAGCATTTTCTTTGGAAACTTCAAGAGCATCGAGGTAAATGGAGGTATCGGCGTTAGAAATTATATAATTAACTGTAATTGGATGGGCTTGTGTAGTATGCAACTAAAATAACACTTCAGGTTTTAAAGTAAAAAATTGCTCCACATAATAATTATTAGAGCGCTATACCATTTTAGTATTATAATAATAATCTTCAAAGCGATTAATGACTACTGGAGGATAACTAGTATCAGTTCCATCAACTGTATATCCCTCTCGTGTTAAAAAGAATGAACTAGTATCTGTTTTTAAATTTAATGAAGAACATTTAATACGCGGATATACTAAAAAATCATTCTCTGTAGCCTGTTTTACCGAAACCACTGTACCGCTACCAATAATAGCAGGCGTATCAGTCTAAGAATCTAATCCCACATGAATATTACCAATTCGTGGAGAGCAATCTACCGATTGCATATGAGCTAATGAAGTTTTACCCAATTCAGAAGCACCAATTAATAATAATACTGGAATAATTTTATATGTGCCGCTGCCGGCATCCAGATGCACCATATATCGGATCAAGGCTTTTGATCCAAAGCCAAATGCGACCAATGTTTCCACTGTTGCCGCCACCGGCGAAGTTACATCGACATCTAATGGATCAGTAAATACAAAATTCCATTCTGATAAATTAGCATTGTCTGGAATTGTTATATTTGATAGGTCCACATAATAATGATATGCTTTTTCCGATGCGCTGCCCTATGTAGAATAACTATCATAATAGAACAACTCTTGTTCGTCTTCAAAAAGCTCTGAATCCCAAACCGGAATACAAGATAAATTAGTATCTTTAATTAAATTATCATTTAATGCTATTTTAGCCTCATTTTTATTACTCACATCCATGCCATTTTTATCTTTAAGTGCAGTCTTGGTGTTAAAATATATCTAATTTACTTTCTAATCACCATAATCAGTATACCCATCTGGTTGCCAATATCCCTCACGCAATGCTGGACCCATCATCTGCTCAAATTCAAGTATAGATGCCTATTTATCTAACAACTTGTTCTCAATTTGCTTTTCTAATGTTTTAATCGTTGCCAAAATACCTGGCTCTACAGGAGATATTGTTTCTGGATCTTCATCATTTAAAGACCGCCCATATAACTAATTTTCATATTTTACCTAATTAGTGCGATCTATGTCAACACGCATACTCCACATACTAATAATCTTTTCATAATAAAGTTTCGGATCATATCGATATGTTAAATATACTTTCGCAGCGTCTTCAAATTCATATTTTTTTCCGTCTCTTTTACCAGGCTTTAACTAAAGACTAATTAAATTGCCAGCATCATCTGTAATCTACTTAATTGTTCCAAAGGTAGCAAAATTATCTGATTCTTTTAGATTAGTTTCATTAGCACTTGGCGCATTATTAAAGTCAACGTATACTTTTAAACTGCCTCCGTCAATTCCTTTATTAGTATTGTCTAATTTAACAATATACTTTTTTCCCTATTTAATTACAAAACGAATATCTGGATTTTTAGGTTCAACAATAATCCATTTTCCATCTCCCCCGGAATCTAAAGAAAGCTCTTGCTATAATTGTCGATTCTAGTTCATTTGTTCTTCCGCAACCTCAATCGATTTCCTGCAGCTAGCTAACTTTCCTTCAAGCTCCGGCTTCTACTGCTAATATGCGGCCAAATTACCCTATAACCGTGCCAATTCAATATTTAAATCGCGCCACTTTTTCTCATAGGCCTTAATCGCGTCATATTGCTCCTAATCTACATTTCCGATTTCTTTCATATAATCGAAATTTAATATATAATTTTCGCGCGTTTTATTAGCATCTACATTCATAATTGAACGAACGCCGTCAAACGCGCTTTCATCGTCTAAATTCAATACATATAGTTTGGTAGTTAAATTAGTAGCATCTTTATTCCGACTTATATGAGCACTATTGTAAGGATAAGTAATACTAGAAATACCGTCTTGTTCCATTAAAAAGCTATTATAGAATACAACCGTGCGAGAAATAATGTGATAGTTCTCATCATACCCGTATTCATAGCGGCAAAATACCTAAAAAGTTTCCGCTAACTACTACGTAATATTATAAATATTACTTTGTTCCGCAGAAATTGGTCGCGCCTTTTCGCGCGCATTCTCTACCTTATCAGCTACTAACTCGCCGTTCTCCACTTTCCATGATGATACAAATGATTCTTCATAAATTTTATTGGCACTGTTCGTATTCGCATATGCCATATCAACTTTATAATACCACTACCGCGGATTAATATTAGAATCAGGAAGCGGCTTTAAATTAATTTTCTTGCACCAATAATCAATATTTTGAATTGGTTCTGGTGTAGATCCACGATTATCACCTTCAGCCCATTCCTTATAGTCCAAATAAAATGTATCCTATGAAAGTGAATAATTATAACCAATCTTTCCTAACTCGTGAAACGCAAGACCCTCGCATTTCACTTCACAAGTTAAAATATCATTATCATGTACTTCATTCACATCTAATATTATAAATTCAAAAACCGCTTCATCAGAAGTACCTTTATTAAATATAACTTTCACCTTGCGCGTGGCCGCAAGTAAGTTTCCATCATGTATAGTATACCAATTTGGATTTTCAATAAGCTCTCCATCCTAATAAATATACATAGGGATGGAAAACTCAAAGTTCTACGTCCCGTCTGTACTTAACGTCATTTTAGGATCTTGAATACGGCCAACCTACTCTACATCTGACCATTTTAATACTGTAATAAATGTATCTTGTAGAGTCCATAATGAAACTTCATAGCTCCTAATCTCTTCTTTACGAATACCAAATGCATCATATTCTTCCTGCTTTTGCGCAAGATCGTATACATCATATTCCTATTGTTCTGCGATATGCTCATCATCACTCATGTGTATCGCCTCCTTTTACTCCATTATAAGTACATATGCCTATATAAAACTTGTAAATGAGTTAAACCCTCATTGTCATTACCGGTTGTAATGTCGTGAATAATACGATGAGAATATTCATGACCTTCATTCCAATTAACAATTTGCCCTTTAGATGTTGGATAATTCTTTTCACGTATAATAATATAATTAGATAGTAACATATCACCCACGTCTTCAGTTGACTGTGTTGCTACTAACTAATTATTACTGCCTTTTATATAATAAGTAAAAGTACCGGTAGCCTTACCGGTCTTACTATTAAATGTAAAAGACGCCTCTGAAGGGACTCCATTATTACCATTTAAAAATTTCTTTATCTCAGTAATCATTTCGGATACTTGATCGCTTGTTATAACTTTTGCATCATTTAAGCTAAGCTTAGATTCAGCAACTTGTAAGGCGTATTTACGCACACTTGGGTGCCTAATAGAATCACGCAGTAATTGTTTCCCTGTTGCCACATCCGTAACAGTACTATTAAATTGATAACACAATTCAATCGCCTTATTATAACTAGTATATAAATTTGGAGTAGTTAATTTTAAATGCTAAGCTGTACGACTTTCAATTGTAATAGTGTTATATTTCTTATTTGCTATATTACTATGACTATTTATTGGGCTAATAATATATCCCTAATCATTCATTACAGGTACCATATTAAATGAAATTTCTGTAAACGCTGGTGCTGTACCTGCATAAAAGAAATATCCGGCATCGCCAGACTTGAGAGCAGAAATACCATTAGTTTCTCTTCCGATAATTGCTCCAGCAATTATGCCATGATACTCTGTACCTTCATATACACCTGAAATATGCGCCCCTAACCAGTGTGATGGATTTTTAGGATTAGGATTATCAATACCTTTCACAGCAGTACAAACTTTAGACCACTCATCTACCCGCAAATCAGCGTATCGACCATTACCAAGTAGCATACTAGCATTTAACATAGAACCAATTGGAATACCATCTTCTAATAAAATTTTCAATGCATCCTAAGAAGCAAAGATATCTTCTTCAACTCCATTAGTATTTATCCATTTATCAACATAACCATTATCTTCTTTGGAATATTCCCCCAAAAGATTACGTTTTGAGTACCAAAAAGGCTCATCTGATACAAGTGTTAACTCAATATCACCACGATATAATGTGGTTTTTGTTTTATATTCCTAGCCGCGCAATGTAAAAGTTACTACGTCCTCAAAAGGCAATAAACTCAATTGCGGTGGCTATGCTACTCGCGCGAGAATGGCGCGATTTGGATGCTCAGCCAAAATTAGTTCCCGCGTAGTACCGGCTTGAAACCAGTGCAAAAATTCATCTAGAGTCTTCTATGTCATCCCATCAGTCGATAAAGTAAAATTAAATTCATGCGCATGATAATGCGTACTCCAATACTGTTGTCCATCTAGATTAGAATAAGTAGATGTTGTATCTTCGAATTCCGCGTAACCCTACTTTTCCATTCTGTCGCCAGACGTTGTGGCAATCACACTAAAATCTTCGATATGTTCGCCGCCAAATGTAAAACTAATAAATGAGCGGTCCATGAGGGGGAGACGCCTGTCTCCCCCATCATGAGTCGCTTGATAAACCTGTGTACGACGCTAAGTATCAACTTTCACGTTTGGCGATGTCTAACCATCAAGCGCGCCATAATCTCTATATTCATCAGCCATATTGCATTTTACCTCCTTCCAACACGATTCCCGCCGGAAGATTTCGCCGCAATACGGAGCATTTCGTCCATTACGACCTATCCGGCGCGCTTCGCGTCATAATCATTACTTAGTTTATCAAAGTTTAAATTGATTTCTGCTTTTTCTATAGTAGTGGCAGTAGAAGTATTATTTTCAACGCCATCTACAGCCGCGGTTTGAATAGCAGAATATAACTCCTGTGTACTACGCTCAATAGCATCATACTACGCTTGGGAAACTGCATAAGTTAGAGCCTCACGACGAATGGAATCTGTACTTAGCTTCAAACCAAGCTCTTCCATTAGACGCTTCTTTTCAGCCTCAGCTGCAGCAGGATCCATTGTAGCAAGAGCGTGAAGAGTATCCATTTCGGTTTGATCATGGGTCATTCCCGCTTCTCGGAATGCTAGTTCAGAAGCACTAAAACCGCCGTCCTTTGAAAGTGATGTAGCAGATGGATCATCCCATATTAATTCATTATGATTTTCAGGATGATAGTTTTGTGGGCATTTACATAGCTTGCAAGCATTATTGGCCCATACATGATCCTTAAGATCTTTTTCTACTGTACCATCTGTATAAGTTATAATACGACGATGCTTTAAAGGATTGACATATTCATATCTCTTAGACTCAATAGTTTTACCACCAGCATCACCAGTACTACCAGTATCTCCGCCAGTAGGCTTGTCACCACCAGTAGGTTTATCACCATCAGCGTCGCTCTTCTTCGGCTTCTTCTCGCCGCAAAGAGCGCATTTGCCCTTCTTCCACTAATGATTCTCATTTCCAGCAAATTTCCAGGCCGTCCAGCCGCCATCTTTCTTCTTATCACGAGTATAATGTTTATGTTGCTTTTTATTCAACTTTTCGTACTTATCAGTACCAGTTCCAGAGCCATTACTTTCGCTGCCGGTAGGCGACATTTCACTATCAAACGCATCTGTACTTGTAGTGGTTAAGGTAGTATCAGTAAAGTGTTCAACTAACGCGGCCATACCGCCTTCAACAGAGTCTCTAAATTGAGTAAACTGCTATGCTTCAAATAAAATTTCTCGTGTATCCTAAATTAATTTTGTCGGAGATTCTCCCCAATATTGCGAATCATTCTACTAGATGAAATTAGCAATTTGTTCGGGACTCCCCTACATAATAGTTGCAACCTAACCCCAAAGTAATCCATTTTCTTTTTCATACGCTAACTATTCAGTCATTAGATCGATCTAAGCATCTAGCCGTTCAATCTATGCATCACTAGCTTCGCGCAAGGCATCAATCTGCGCTTGTTGAGCTTCAAAATACGCATCCTACTATTTTCCAGTAATCTAGTCTTGTAAACTAGCAATTTCCGTTGCGGAACCTCCGCTACGCTATAGAATGCTCAGTCGGCGCTGAAGCCCTGTTAATTCATCAGACTTCTGTTGCCGATCATACATATCACGTTCTTTCTATAACTAATCACTTAATCCATCAATTAAGCTATCGGAGGCTTCCTAAATAGCATCGCGCTATTTTTGTAGCTCATCAATTTCGCGTTGACGTGAATCCACAATAGCATTTAGAACTCTATCTTCAACCGCAATCTAGTTATCTTCGATTGCTTTCATAATTTCATTCTATTGCTACTATGCCTGTAACACAGCGTCCTAGTGTTCATTAATAGAATCATGCAAGCTCTACATTTCATTCTAATCGGCTTCAATGCGATCCCAGAACGCTTGTACCATTCCTGCAGTATCAGTCGCTTCAATTTTATTACCAGAACTATCATATTGTAAGTACGAAGCATCAATACCGAGAGTCTCTGTAATGTATTTGTACTGATCTTCAACCGACATTTTAGGTTTGCCATGCTCATCAGTACCGACCATTTTTGTAAACTGCTCAAAAGCACCATTCTGATATATCAATTGGCCATTCTCGTCAAATTGATATAAGCTAGCAAATGGGCTCTTTTCATTTAATTGCTTACGTCTATCATCAAAGTACTTCTATTGTTCATCTACAAGCTATTGCTGTAATCTAATTTCATCTTGTAAATGCGCAAGGCTTTCTAATTGACTTGCGGCATAATCCTAACCATGAGGAATCATATCAGACATAATGGTCTAACGTTTTAACTCTTCACGATTAATCTTTTCCTCAAGTTCTGCAATCTATTGTAAGTAATCATACCAACGTTCTAGGTCCTTTAAGAAAGCTTTGTTGCCGCCTCCGCCGCCACCAGAGCCGCCAAGACCAGCTAGATCTTTTGTAGTCATATCTAACAAGGACGCCCACATTGATCTTAACTGCTTTAAAGCCGCCAATGCCGCGGAAGCAGAAGCCATCGCAGGACCACCATTTATATTACCATGTGCGAATGCTACTGCATTGCGCTCATTTGTAACAGCTTTTCCACGGGTTGGGGACATACCCTTCTTCAATAACTGTTCAGTCTGTAAATGATTAAATACAATTGCATCAGTATCAAGATTAACAAACTCAGCACCATTTTGACCAGCGACGAAATAACGACCGTTAGAAACTACAAGTTCAGGGCCAAGTTCACCCATAAGAGTACCTGCAGCTCTCGCAGTTCCAACATTACCGGATGCATCTACTGGCCTCTTTGGCGATAATGGAATCTTCGGCGGTAAAATTGGTTTCGTGCCAGTCTCTTCATAATGAGTAGTAACAGTAATCTCTTTACTATTAATATCATTTAATGTATTTACAATATTATCTAATGCGGCTTGTGCTGCATCAGTATTAGCGGTAATAGTGACTTCTGGATCACTATCTTCTACAGTAGTGGCTTCAGCCTAAATACTAGTTAGTTTGTTAATTGCATCTTCGTCATTGATAGTAACCTCAATAGATGCATTATCTAGCATAGCAGCAATTTCCGCGTCTGTAATAGTACCGTCGGCCTCGGTATTTTCAGCCTTAACTTTTAATGTAGTAACGGTACCAGAAGCTTCAGCAATGGGTTCAACTACTACGTCGCCGTCAACAGTAGCAGTGGTTGGCGTGATATTTAAGTTTTCAATTGTAATACCGTTCTCACCTAATGCTGTTTTAATACCTTCAGCAATAGTGCCAGCCAAAGCAGTATCTAATCCCAGACTTGTGGCCAATTGCTCACGTACCTTTGCTGGATCAACGCTACCATCAGTAGTAATATCTTTTTCATCAAACGATACCACAATACCGTCTTTCAATTCAACGGTATAGCCGCCATCTCCAGTTTGCTTAAACGCATTCTAAATCTCTTCATCAGATTTATTACGGAAGTCTTCTATTGCAGCACGAGTTGTGGGATCATTCTATAAATCTACTTTCTTACCATCGACACTAACAGTTGGAACGACAGTTAGATGTTCTGTAGCAGACCAAGTTACATAGTCAGAAGTCTCAACTTCCTCGCCAGACTTATTGGTCATCGTGGCAGACTTACCAGTCATAGCTTCATAAGCTCGATGATATGCTTCCTTTTTATCGGCGCACTCCTCGCCGCCATATGAATATGTAATCTTCCCGGTTTGATCTGCCCGTACTTCAATTTGACCTTGCGATAGTTTAATGACGCCACGCGCAACGCCATTCTCAACTTCTATTTCACCATCGGTATCAATCTTAAATAAACTACTCGCGGCAATGGCGTCTTCCATAGAAGTATAGGTCTGCCCGCCAACTATATAACCAGTTTGCTTGCCTTCTTCATCAGTCTCAATACTAATATCGCCGGTTAACACGCGTAATAGAAGCTCTTCCTAAACTTCTAAAGTCTTACCTTGATTCTTTTTATCAATCAGGTCTTGTACTTTAGCAGTAATCTCTTCATCTTTATTATCTTGCCATGCCGGCATAATCTATTTAATGCGAGCAATTGCTGCATCACTACTATAATCAAGATAATAATTGCCCTCATCAGTCAAAAGAATCTAATGCTTACCACCATTGGCGCCAATGACTAGATCACCCCAGTCCATCCCTTCAAATATATTTAAGAAGCTTTCCCAAGGTTTATCTATATCAAATTCATCGCTCATGCTCAGCTAATGAAGATTTGTTAGAAGACGAGAAAGGTCTTGCGCACTAATACCCATATCTCGTAATTCTGACTCTTCCGCCTCTAAAATCTTTCGCAAACTATGACCATTTGCAGTAACTTGATCTAGCGCAGTATCATTATTTTCATTTTTTGGGAACAATGCAAGAATCTGATTTCGCGTATCTTTATACTTGGTGCCATACCGTTCAATAAATTTACCCGTCGCATCTAATGAGCCTTCTGCTTCTCCTTCATTACTAGCTAAAATTTCAGGAACACTGATAACCATATCTTTATTAGTATCAATATCTCCGAGTTTCTCCATAGCCACAACTGTTTCTAGCATTTTAATCATGCTATCTAACATATCGACCTAAGTCTACGCCATGGCATGAATTCCATCTTCAACATTTTTACCCATTAAATCTGCGCCAGATTTTAATCCGACACCAAACTTACCGAGATCGACTTTAACTTCACCGCTGTCAACCGTAGTAAGCGCATCCGCGCCTTTCTAAATTAATTCTGATGCTGTCTCTAAAGAACCATTTAATTTAACGCCGGCAATTTCAATTGGCTAACCAAGTGCGGCAATATTATTAATTTCATTAACAATATTATACCAATCTTCATAGTCGATGAATCCGCCCTTAACTCCTTTTTTCTTAACTTTAAATCCTTCTTTAATAGTCTTAAACGCTTCAGACCAATTTTTAATATAATTTAAAGGATTTTTTTGTGGTGCAGGGATATCACCAGACATGAAGTTAAATGAATCATCTTCGTTGGTTAATCGCGTTGCAAGAATTTCCTATGCCACCGAAAGTTCAGCCTAATACTGCTTTAGACGGGCTGTAGAAGTTTTACCATCGGTTGCGTAAGTGCCATCTCTAATTCTATCAATATGACTTACTAAACTGGAGAACGATTTATAATTTTCATTACTCTCTTTTAATGATTCTGCTAAATCATCAAATACTATTTTTGCCTATAGTTTATCAATCTTAGAAAGAGTATAGTATAATGAAATTGCGGATTGCTCACTTAATTTTAAACCTTCAGCGGTCTTTGTAAAATCAAGCTATCCTAAGCCTTGAGTCGTGGCCCAAGCCTATAACGACTACGCTTCAACTTCACTCATACTACCAGAAATACCATTTTTGATTAAATTGGCAATATTCTTAATATAATCAGAAACAGTATCTCTTAGCTCAGCTAATTGATTTGGTAATAAATCTGCATTTTGTTCAGCTAATGTAGCAACAGCAGAAATAATACCTTGAATATCTGCATTTGCACCAATCTCTAAGATACCATTTTCAAATGTAGCACCATAAGCTTCTAACGCTTTTTTATATCCAGACGCAATTCTTTCTTTTTCAGCCTATAACTATCCCTAATACTAAAAATCTTCAGGATGTAAAGACTAAATTTGCTTACTAATACCATCCTCAATTGCTGTCCAAAGCATTGTTAGATTAATCTTATCGCCTGCTTTCGCGCCAGAAAGACTCTTTGCTTCTTCAACAATAGCTTTTTCTGTTTTCTAATTTAACTCGACTAAGGAATCATTATAAGCTTTAAATGCACTAGTATATTCTTCGCTACCTGGCTACCAGCCCATGCCCTAAGCAAACGCTGTAAAATCAGTTAAACGAATCTTACCGCCACCAATTTTTTCATATAGATTCTAATTGTTGTCCAACCATTTCTATAAAGAAATACCATACTTGCCTAGCATTTCGCCCAATGCATCATAGGTCATGCCCATTGCATTCTACATTACAGAAATAGCATCAATATCTGAGCGTTCGCGCGCATTCATAACTTGTGCATATGCTTTATTTAAATCGCTAACCGTGTGACCATATGCGTCTTTTAATTGCGCATATAAAGCTTCATGCGCCGCCACTAAATCGTTCACTTGTGTGACAATACCATTAGCGTTAGTTGTAATAGCGCCAGTCGCAGAAAGTAATGCCGCGGTACTTGCATCTAATACGCTGCCCACTTGAACACTCAATAATACTTCTTGTGCCTTATTGAGTGCAGTAACTCGCGTACGATAAATAGCTTCAATTTGTTCTGTGCTTAGCTCCTATCCGCTGTCATGTGCGAGCTCTTGTAAGAAGTTAACCGCCCAATCACCGCCGCGTAAAATAGCACTAGCATAATTTTCAAGAATAGCATCACTTAATTCTTTTCCAGTTTTAGCGATATTCCAATTCTAAATTTGAGCCTTTAAAGTTTCACGAGCCTATGAGCCATTCTCAGCAGCGCGTGCGTCTTTAATAAAACTTTCAACATCAACTTGTTGCGCGGCAGTAGAGGTTAAAATTCGTTGAATTTCTTCCTCAGAATAATCTAAAGCTTTAAGCTCCTTTTTTTTGCCCTCGACATAAACCTTCCACGCTTCTTCAGTTAGCTTTGAAGTTTGAGTAAGTTCATCAAATTCAAAGATCTTACCAACAGAAACATCTTTCCATTCCTCGCCAACAATATAGCCAGAATTAGCTAACTTTTGAATCTCATTGGCAAAAGATTCCATATCTGCTTGGCTAGTAGTGCCTTTGGAGAAGAAATCGCCGCCTTTACTAAACATTGATGTAGCGTCATCAAAAATTTGCGCAGTGGTTTGTTCAATGGTATCCCAAACGGCTTGTGATAAATCTTTCTTATGAGCAAGTAATTCGGACCAGTTTAATGTATAGGTATTAGTACCATCCTCATTCTTAATTAAGTATTGTTCTACCTATTCAAAATCATTACCTAAAGCGTCTTCTAAAGTTTTACGCTGTTCCTCAGTTACCGATGACCAGTTAGAAACTACATCTTTATACGCATTAGTAACTTTAGCAGTACTACCATTTTCAACCTATCTTTGGAATTGCGCCTGAGCCTTTTTGTCGGTGAAAGAGTTAGTAAAAGCCCCAACAAGTAACTTATAAAAAATTGGATTATCTCCAAGTAACTTGGCCATAGGCTCCATGGCTCCACCCATGCTCTTAGCCATCGCAGTGGCCATCGCCTTATCAGCATCAGAACCATTGCCACTAATTAACGAGCCCCAGTCAATATTATTTGCATAAGTATATTGCTCATAGAACCCTTGTTCAGCATATGCCGCTGTCGCGCCTTCCACTGCTTTACGCTATGTTTGGGCTCGTTTTAATAACCATTCATTAAAAGTATCCCAATTCTTTGCAGTATATTCCGGAGCTTCATTAAATTCTTTTAAAAGCTATTGCCATGTTTGCGTATTAAGATCTGTATCTGTCCACGATTTGGAATCAGTAATTAAATCATTAAAATTTGTTGCATACTCTTCAAAATATTTGGTATAATTCTCAGAACTGCTCCAACTCGTTCCATCATCTGATAAAGTACCAATAGCTTCGGCTTCATTATCAATAGTTTTATTTAATTGCGCGTAATAATCATCTAGTTCTTTCCGCTGCTATTCTAATGCTAGAGTCAATCCTTTCTAATTATAAACATACTTACCTTTTGTAAAATCAAAAGTAAATGCATCAGAAAAACTATTAATTTCATTACTGAAAGCAGCATTTAATTTATTATACGCTTCCATTGCAGCATCAAAACTTAATCCTGCATTATTCGCAGTAGCTAAAGATTCAATATTTTTCGCCGCGGCCGCGATTTTAGACTCTAGCGCAGCGGCAGTGGTCCCAATATTGAACATTAGGCTATTCATGGAATCAGTTAAGGTGTCAACTATTTCCGCAACTTTTGCCTATTCTTCATTATCAGTTAAAGTGGATGAATACTGTTGAACTGATTTAATTGCCGACTATAATGACTCGATACTAGAAAAATCTATATTAGTAATAGTAGAAAATAAAGCATTTTGTGAACTGCCACCTAAATCGTTTAACTCCTCAGATAAATTATATAATGCATTTAATCTACTATTAGCTAAACTTGAATAACCACTGTCAGCTAAATCATTAATAGAAACTAACTAATTAGTAAAATAATCTGCATACTTTGAAATAATAGTGGCAGCACGTTTTGAAGTTTCTCTAAAATTAAATGCAATATGCTACGCTAAACTTTGTTTACCGTTTTCCTACAATTTAACTAATCCAGTTAATTTAGAATTTAAATCAGTTCCCTTACCATCATTAGAATAAATTGTGCTTAAAATTCTATCACGATTTGCCTAATTGCTTTCAACAAATTCACGCTAAAATGCGGTTACTAAAGTCTTATTTTCAGGATCATTTTTATTTATTCCAACTGCCTTTAATACCTCATCCGCATCCCTATACTATGTTAAATCTGAAGTATTCTTTATAATTTTGTCAACTGCAGAAGATGATAAATTACTCAACCACGTTGCGAGCGCAGCAGCGATATCTCCCTAAGCCTATGCATAAGCCTCTCCATCCGCAGCCTTCCAATCTTCTACAGTATTATAGTTTACATCACGAGCCTGAGTTACATACGCGCGCTATAAATCGCTAAAAATACCTGCATTAGCAATCGTGTTTTTATTATCGGCAGTAAGATTAGTATTATTTAATTCTTTTAAAAACTATTCAGTAGATTCCCAACGTGTAATATTGTTTTTTGAAATGTTAAGAGTTTTTTCCTAATTATTAACTAACATTTCTAATCGCGAATAAGCTTGTTCTAACTGATCAACAGTTAATTCTAATTCTTCGTTAGAATTTAATGTCCACCCGAAAAATTGGCGCGCCCAACCATAATTATTTGCATCCGCGGGTTCAGACGCTCCTAAAGCCTACGCGTTATCTTTAATAAAATTATCAAGTCCTCTATAGGCATCCGTTGACCACTACCAATATGTTGGTGAAAAGGTAGATAACTCTCCAGCCAATAATTTTTGACGCATAGAACCTATATTTAAATTATTTAATTGGGCCATACCAGTTTTATAAATTTCTAATCTGGTTTCTGCTGAAGCCGCCTCTTTCTCAGCTGCCTCTCGCGCAACATAGGCACTTTCACGCCGTAAATCTAACAACATTGATTCTGCGGAATTTAAATCTATTATAATATTCCCCATTGAATCATAGGTGCTTATTAGCTATGGATACTACTATCCTAGTGTATTCATCGCTTCAGTATAAGCTTTCATATCATCCGTAGAATTATACATTGCTTGCTATAATTGCTTTAAATTATCTAGCTACGATTTAGTATCAATTACTTTTGCTTGTGCTTTTAATGATTCATCTGACGCTTTTTTAAATTCTTCTTGCTATAAATTATACTTTTCCTAAAGAGTCATGGTAAGCCCATCTATCATCGCAGGTATGCCATTTAATGCAGCTCCTATAACACCGCCAATGATACCAATAATAGGATTGCCAGTCATCATGCCTAAAGAAAAACCAGTTCCAGCACCAGATAAAGCATTACCAAATCCTGTACCGATTTTAGAAATCTCTATGTTATGTCCTAAAATATTATCTTGAGAACTATCCTAATGTGCTGCACTAATTGATGTTATAATCGGACCAATCATACGCGCAGCAATAGAAGCATTTGTAAACTTGGACATTAACAATTGATTTGCTTTTAATTTATCACCGGTTTCAGTAATTGCTCCTTTAAGATTTTTCGCTCTTTCAGATAGTGCCACTCTATGACTCGCTTCTGCTTCCGCACGATCCGCCGCAGCAGCCTGATCACTCGCTTGAGCCATCCTTAACTCGGCTTCAGTGCTTGCTACACGTTGCGCAGCCTCTCTACGAGCTGCAAAAGCATTTGCCCTAATAGCTTCTGCTGAAGCTAAATGTTCACGAATTAAGTCTGCAGAAGCAGTCCGCTCTCCCTTTACCCGTTCAGCCGCTTCTCTTGCATTGACTAAATTTATTCTAGCCGCTTCTAAAGTACTATCGGCATTTGCATAATTTTCTTTAGCAGCTTTAAGAGCAGCCTCTGCTTCAATGGTTCTCGAACTTTTAGTTATTTCCGCACTTTCAACTGCAGATTGACCGCTAGTCTCTAGCTCATCCTATAAATCATTCAGTCCCTAAGCAAGACTATCTACTCCGTCTTGCGCAGGCTTTACATCTAAACCAGTATCATCTGATTCTGGTAACTCAGGTTCTTTTACGGGATTTACTGGTTCTTGTGCCTAGGATAAAGGTTTGGGCTATATATCATCAGGTCCTATCGGGACAGACTCCGGTTTTTTATCCGCACCAGTTACTTCATCAACTTGTGCCTTTGATGCTTCTAATGATGCCTAATCTACCTCTACTTTCCACTAAGTAACCAGCTCTTTTTCCGCAGCTTGACGAACCTCTTCAATTTTCGCTAAAGCTTCATCATTCTATACTTTAATATCAGCTGAACGTTCACGCAGCCGATTCTATAAAGTGCCTATTAAGTTTTTTGTTCCAGTACCCAAGCCAATTAAACCAGTTAAAGCTGGAATTGCGCCCTTAGCTATACCGAGTTTACCAATAGTTTTTAAAATGTTAGTTAACCAATCATAAATAGTCTTTAATCCATTCTCAATATGTAAATCTAAATAAATCTACGAAAATGCATTCTACACCTGCTATGCTTTCGTTTCCAATGAATCCATTGTTTTTGCTACCTACACAATACTAGCATTTTCAGCCGTATCCGTGGTAGAAATAGCACGACTTAATTCATCATAGTTAGAAACCAAAGCAATGAAACGAGATTGCTGGCGGTTACCGGCCATAATAGTAGCAATATAACGTTGCGTATTGTTGTCTAATGTATCCCATTTGGCCGCTAATTCCATAATAACATCATCGAAGTCACGGAATTGCCCGCTGGCATCCTTAATAGAAATCCCAATAGACTTCAATGCTGTATCTACTTTATTGAATGCAACTTCTTCGCCCTCAACATTTAACAAAGATGCGGGAGAAGCCTTCATTTCACCATAACGTGAAATGATGGATTTCATAGCAGAACCAATGTTTTGTGCTGATTCACGAGTGGTCTGAATCATAACACTCATGAACGCCGAAGTGCTCTAAAGTGACATACCTACGCTTGCCGCAGAAGATGCGGTCTTTTCCATAGCGTTCGCGATTTCTGCGGAACTAACAGCAAATTTCGCCGCCAAGGCGCTATAGGTATCGGTGACCTGCTATGCTTCGCTCATTTCGATCTTAAATGCGCGAACAGCCACCGTCATAGCATTAGCAGCATCACTGTAATCAATACCAGCAATTTTTGCCATTTTTAATGTTTCAGTAGTGAGAGACATTACCTAAGCAGTCTGTAAACCTTGCTGATAGAAAATCTATGATACTGTATAAACATCTTTAGTAGCAACACCGTATTGTTGTGCCATTGCGGTATACTCGCCAATCTTTCCCCACAAATCTTGCTAAGACATGTTAGTAACAACAGCGATATTAGTAATATTCTTATCAAGCTCTTTAATATTATTAAACGCATCACGAATGGCTGATACGACTCGACGCATTATTGCATATATACCAATATATCTATTAATGAAATTTGAAACACCAGATAATTTACTAATTCCAGCATCAAACTTCTAGATAGTTTCACTTCCCTCACGAAGGGAATCTTGTAATGCATGAACACCGCCGGCTGCCTAACGCGCGGCATCCCCTTCGGCAATAGCGGTTCGTGCACTAGATAGCATACTTCTTTCAGCTTCACGTCTCGCGTTAATAGTCTCCTACTATGCCTAGCGTAACGTTTCTTCTGACTTAACTACTGATAAATTAGTAGCAACTACTTGTGCTTCTACCCGCTAACTAGTTTCTAATTCCGTTTTAGTCCTAGTAATGTTTTCTGCATAAGTGCGCCCGCGATTAGTAGAAGTTCGTTCATCAGAAGCGCTGGCTTTCACTCGTGCGGCCTCTGCCTTCAACTAAGCATCAGTATCAGATTTTAACTAATTAAACGCCTCTAATACAGCCTTACCGGAATTTTTTACTAGTGATTCGACCACATCGCGTGGTAAACTAAATTCATTAGTAAGCCAGTCTGCGAGTAATGTTCTACCACCAGCTTTAAAATCACCATTAGCTTTAAACGCCTCAGCATAAGTTTTTCCCATGGTTTCTGCTGAAAGCTGATGTCCGCCTTTCATCCAGTTAGTAAGTTTTCTACTGGCCTCCATGCGCGTATTATAGTCTTTCTATGCTTGAACAGCCTAATCATACGCTTCCTGACGCGTACGTACTTCTTCCTAAATCTTCTCAGTAATTTTTTCCATGGACTTTAACTCAGAGTCACTCTTGCCATTAGCCCATGTCTTACCAATATCTGATTGTAAGAATGCAGTTTTTGCATCCGACTATATTGTTTTTAACTTTTTATCAATTTCAGCTAAGGTAGCATCAAATGCTTTTAACTCATTTGACTGCGCCGCACTTAAAGATAAATCGCCAAATTTAATTTTTCCCGCTTCAATTTGTAATTTATACAAATCATCTCCAATAGCATTAACTTCCTTTTCCGCGTCCGCAAATTGCTTAACATTTATAAAAGGATGCTATGCTTTAACTTGAAGTGAAGCGATCCGCCTTTCAATGTCGGTAATAACTCCAGATAACTTTTTATAGCTAGTAGAATCAACATGCAAGGTACTTAACTCGCCTCGCATACTCTTTACAATATCCTATAAATTAGCAATCTACAATTTTATTGGGACATTAATCTCCGTTGCCATACTCCTCATCTCCTTTTAGCGTATAATAAAAAAAAGAGAGCCACTTTCCGAAGAAAGTGGCTCTTATAATTCAGCGTTTAGATCACCATTAAACCGCTGAATTGATAAAATCATATTTTTACTATCCCCCACAGCTTCCGACATACCAATAATATTAAATGTGGAAACAGTAGGATCGGCCCTTTCTCCCAATCGTAAGTTAATATCACTTACAATCTTAACTTTCGGCATATACAATATATTTGTATAATTATTGCCCTCATTTTCATCCTTTGAGTAAAATTTAGCCTCTAAAGTAAAAAGACCGTTAAATCGTGAATCTTCTACTGTGTAAATTAAGGCATCTTCTTCACTCCCCTTATATTTATAGTAGTAATCCACAACATATTTCCTGTTATTTTTTGCTGGAATAGTAAAATTTTTATCTTCACTTAAATAAAAACGATGATGCTCTGCGTCATAATCATCAGATTCTTTAAAATATCTACCATATACTTTTTTTTGAATAGCATTACGATCATATTCAAAAATAAATAGTTTCCGTTCTACTGGATCGAGTACAGGTTCATGATTAATTTCAATTACAGGATAATCTTGGTAGACATGAGAATCATCTTCAATTATAAAAGGAGTTAACGGACCTTCGCGCATATTAATATACGTTGGAGTTTGCAGTTGTGCTGGAGATGCTACTTTTGCGCCCATTAATATAGCCATGCCGACAGAAGACATTACACCCTCAGTCATCTAAAACTGAAGCTCGCCTTTTTCTTCCCACACTATACGCGGCAGATTAGCCCAACCACCCCGTATAACCGTAACTCGCGTAGATTCAGTTAATAGCGACATGTTTACGTTATTAAAATACAAAACCGGTTCATTTGCTTCAACCTTCCGCACGCCCAACCACATTGGTTCTTTCGCGCGCAAAACGACTTCATATAGCTCCTTATGGCCGAAATATTGATCTATCATAGGTTATTCACCACCTATAAAAAGAAAAGGGCTCCCTTTTCAGGGAGCCCATCGTATTCAATTTAATTAGGGATTATCACCGGTAGAACCGCCGACGGGAGGATCAGTTAGAGAGCCGGTATCATTGCCGGAGCTCTCTTCAGTCGTAGCACCGATATTATAACGGACTAGCTTCATCATCTCATTCTCACCGCGATCATTGGTAGAACGTAATACGTTTAGAGTCATTTCAAAGGTAGTAGGATCGCCTTCAGCCTGTAGGGTTAGAGTTACATTGCTCTGTACCTTCGCCTTATTGATAATGAACTGGAAGGGCTCGTCCTTACCGGTCTTCTCAGAACGCATAAAGGTGTCGCCAACAATCTTGTAAGTTCCAGGGAAGGTATCAGGAGAAATGGTTACCTCAACGGCACTCTCGGTTTCAGCCTGATCGCCTACTAGAACCTCTTCCCAGAAAATACGGAGATGGTCGCCCTGCTTGGTAGTAGCAGACTCAATACCAGCCGCTGGGTTAACAAATGTAATCACCTTAGTACCATCGATCTGAGCATTAGCAGTGGCTATCTGAGTACGATAACCATTGGTTAGATCGATTACACGAATTGGATGACCCGCAGTATACTTAGGAGTTAGCTCGACACCAGTTAGGTGATCCTTGGGCTTTGGTACAACGCCCTTAGCGCCGCAAACAACTTCCTCAGTATGACGGACTACAACAGGGGCGGTAGTAGCAGGCCGCTTAATAGCACCACCTAGCATGAAACGTAGAGATTCTAGAGACATTAGAGCATCCTCTAGAGTAATATTGATTTCCTTACCATAGTCCCACTGAATAAGGCGTGGATTGCCCCAACCGCCCTGCGCTGCTGTATTTTCAGCAGTGGTCTCAATAGTGGATACTTTTAACGTATCTAGGAAAAGAACGATGTCTCCTTTATATACGCCTGCAGCAAGGTCATCATCTAGGGCCTCAAAGTATACATTAGCAACTTCTTTTATGCCATATTTATCAAAAATATTAACATCTGCCATAAGAGATTACCTCCTCACAAATCATGATTTATCAGAGTTAGCAATGGAACGCATCCAATGCTTCAACTATGACTTTTGAATTTTCGCGCCCGCAAGGGCTGCTTTCTAATTTATATTAAACTAGTCACGCCAACCCATCCGCTTTAGCTGATCATGAAAAGCATAATATGTCAAATCCCATATATTAATCATATTGAGATTACAATCATTTAAAGCCATACTTCCAATTAGGTCTGATAGCTTTAAATCTGATTTTTCGCGTGCGGCCTATTTGGCTTTTGCACGTCTAACTTTTTCTCGATTTTCACGCATCTTCTACTTAAGACGCTTAGTTTGCGGCAAATCGTCTTCATATATTATGATCTCATCGCCTTCATTCTCAATAAAATACATTCGGCGCAATAACCGCTAAAAATCATAGAAGGTTTTTTCGGTTAAAATCCGCTAATCAGTAAGGGGGCCGATAAAAATCTGCGGAGGATCAAGGGAAAGTGTTGCTTCTTCATGAGTAAAGAAATGAATACCATCCTTTAATGCAGCATTCATATTTGAATCAATACTCGCCATAAATAGGATAAACTAAAAATCTGTTAATTCCATTAACATATTATGTAGTTCCGCATCCTATTTACCTGCATCCACTGGCTTGGTAAGCGTAGCAATCGAGAGATACTACTAAAATTTATCATAACCAAGCTCCACAATCTCTCCAAGACGTGCCGGATAAACTGCACATATGTCTTCTATAAATACTGGAGAACCTTTTTGAAATTTGAGAACTTCTGTATCAGTTAAATTCATTAATCTAATATACCATTGAATAACCGCCAATTTGCGGCGTCAAAGTAAGAGCATCAGCACGCACAAATTGTAATGTTCCAATACCTTTCATTTGTGCCTGATTAAACATTTTATCTACTTCTTCCATCATAAGATACGGCCGCAAGGATGCGCCGCTAAGAACCCATTCATCATAAGGGCAAGCAATATCAAATCGAATAGTAGATAACTTAAAATCAGGATTTATTGGGTTCACAACAAAGTTAGCAAACACAGCAGTAATGTATGACATTTTTTCTGTGCTTTCATCAAAGATTTTAGGAACAATTAAAATTTGTTTATTTAATAAAGTTAACCCATCAACGTTCTCATATTTTTCTTCATCAAAAGGGTCACGTACCTAATATTTTAATAGCCGACATATGTTCTAATTTTGCATTATTTTATTTGCTATTTTAAAAGTATTTTCACCCATTACAGCAAAGCGACGTTGTGAAGGCTATTCTAATACCATGATTCTCACCTCACCATAATGGAATTATCTCAACTGTTTTAGTATATTCTACATTATTATAAGTTGCTACTAAAACTAGTTTTCCTAATTTATTTTGAGCATTTGCATGAAGAACAAAAATTCGATTTCCTTCTTTATCTACATCCTATCTAATAGTTGCATAATCAGAAGGCTTCTTTTTCGCACTTGGATCTTCCTATATATTAATAAGAACATCTTCACTGTCTATCAAAGCATTCCCCTGTAGGGTATATACTCCTTGACGGTCTAGACGTAATTGATCTGGACCATCAATATAAGCTACAAATTCTTGTTCTGTTGGACTAATAGTAATTTCTATATTTTTCATAACGGCTGGACGATTCTTTAATCTCATAGTAACAACACATTGGCCCGGCTTGGCCGCTATAAAATGATCATCAATCAAATCGCAATCTTCAGGCTTAATTAATTCAATTTCCCACTGATTTAATGTTCCAGCTTCAAATTGTGGAACAATTGCTTCTCCTACCTTGTATAAAGTCGGTAAATCAGGAAATTTATACCTATCTGTATCCGCAACATCTAATTTGCGATCATCATACTAATAATTAACTTTACTTTCTGTCAAAGACATATATACAATACCTTCAACACTAGTCCAATCGCACTCAATTACAACCCATCCTTCGTTTTCAATAATGAACGTAACACCGCGCATTAATTCATCATAATCCGCGCTATTCTCTCTAAAGATGGGCCTAGGCATAATAATTTCAGCAAATTTATTAGGTTGCGGTGAAATTAATGAATGCCACATACGGAAGTTACCCTTAACTTTACTATCGACTGAACTTACTGCATACGCCCAGGATTTGCGCAAGTAGCCATCCGTATCAATCCATTTTAATTCATAATTACATTTTATAATCTAGAAGGTTTGGTATGTTCCATGTACTTTATGTATTTTCTATAATAATAACCATTTCTCGACTTGTCCATCATCTTGCCGCCAGGTCAATATATCACCGACTTGAATTGGGATATCGTTGGCCACGTATAAATACATAAGTTTCTACTCTTCTTTATCTTTACTAGTTTGAATAATGCCGCTGAAATATATTCCGCGCTCTACTGATAAATCAAGTACTGTAAATGGTGATGTCGCCATCCACTTCTCAAACTATACCATCCCACTATTTTTTATGCGCTCTGCTTCTGTTTCTCCAAAATAATTAATGCGGGAAAAGTACACATCAAGATAGTTCATTAGGTGTGGTCAGGCCGCTAACTAAGTTCATACACTCAAAAATATTTTTTCTAAAATATTCATATGAGAGATAGCGCGCAAGCACTAATTTACCTATTAGCGGCCACCAATTAATTGAATTAGCACCAAGTCCGATTAACTCGGTTATAATAGAATCTAAGAACTTTTCCCACTCTCCATCTTTCTCGCGCTCACATAATAACCCATATAACCGGCCTTTTAACTTATTCTTGTAACCATCAAAAGTTACATTAGTAAGTTCGTTTTTTCCCGGCCAGCTATCTAAATATTTTTGCAGGGGCTTTTCCACGAGATCTATCATATATATCCTGCTGTTCTTCAACTTCCGTCTAAACAGCAAGCTATAAGTCATTTAATTTATCGAGGTGATTCGCAGCGGAGAAATCCTTGGAGGTATACAGAGTGCTCAGATGATTATAATCAGCAATACAACGTTTAATCCATTCATGCTTCATATAAACAGCTAATAATTGAATCTCATCATTTGTTAATTCTTCTTTAAACTAATACATTTGAAGTTGAGAAGCTGATTCTTCTGTACCAACTCCAGGAACTACTTCAAAATCTAAACTAACACGCGGATATTTAAAGCGCGCGATTGCCATTTTCAAAAGTTCCTACCAGTCGCGTTCAACAATAGCTAACTCTTCTTCTAACATCCATTCATCAGCTGTTATTCGCGCCAAAAAGGCATCATATACTTTTAAAAAAGGTGTCGCCATATTTATCACTTCTCTTCCGCTTGATGCGCCATATTTATTGCATTAATAATATCAACGCCGCAGTACTTTTTAATCAAAGCAACCATACCAGCACTTGTAATCTTATGTTCAACTGCAAGAGTCACCACGCTGTCTTTTTCTGCGTCAGTAGCAGTAGGAATAAACTTAGCAAATGCCGTAATATCATTCTTTACAAGCATCCTCTCAATTTCATTCTTGTCAAACACATTAGTTACAATTTCAACTTGCTGATCTTCTTCTACACCTTTAATCTGAATATAATGGCTATCTACTAGAGACATAAAGCCGGAATCAAAAATAAGCTCATTATATTCCTCGTCAGATAGTGGAATTTCGCGCCCGGGTGTAAGTTCACGATTAAAATGTATCGCTGGCGCGTATAAAGATACTAGTGAACTACTTATGTTTTTAATAGTAATCATACCAAATCCTCCTTTTTACTCCATTGGGAGGCGGGAATTTACCCGCCTCCCTTATATCAATTAACCCTGAATTTCAGCATTGTTTACTAGAGCAGAGTTATAGGTCTCCCAACCGCTGCCCTGGCTTAGACCAGCGTTGTAATAAATACCCCAATAATTAGGAGTAGTATAAATACCAACGCCAACCTTTACATAACCCTGTAGTACGATAGAATTATCGCCTTCATGATCATCCCAAGTACGGAAATAAGGAGAACCCTCAAAGCCTAGCTTGACGATCTTCTCACGACCGGCGGGTAGTACATACGCGAAAGCGGGATTCATTAGTACCTTGGTATTGGTTTCATCAGTGAAGGACTGCGGCATTACTACTACTGGAACGCCCTGGAACTTGCCAATATATCCGCGTTCACGAATATCGATCATATCCTGATCAGAAATCTTGCCGCCAGTCCAAGAAGGACTTGCACTGCTATAAACAATAACATTAACCATTTCAGCAGCAAACTCAGGAGTGCAATAAATAACTGGAGCGCCATAAGGAGCAACAGTATTGCAGAGCTTCTTCATTGCGGCAGGATTGAAGGCATTGGTAGCAACCTTATTGCGAACAGGGCGACCAGCCTGATTCCAAGAAGCTAGTAAGCATTCCTGTACCATTTCAAAAATACGATCAGTAATACCTTCCTGAATAACCTCAAAGATATCGGTCATGCTCTCAAGACCATCAAGATAGCGCTCAAAATCAACATAACCAGCGCCACCAATAGCCTGAGGATATAGGTCAAAACGGTCACGATCTAGACGGAAGGTTTCATAATTACCAGACTCGGTAGCACGAGTAACGAACTGCTTACCGCGCTGCTTACCACGAGTCACACGGAACTCAATACGGTCACCCTGACCAACATAAATGGTCTCAGTGAACATATCTAGAGCAGCCTTAATAGACTGGGGTAGAACCTCTTCTAGATTCTGAGATAGTAGCTCAAAGATATCATACTTATTCTTTTCAAATACATTGCGGCTAACGCGGCCCTTAGAGTCGCACATTAGCTTAGAGAGCTCGTCGCGTAGAGCAGATTCATAATCATAATCATCCGCAGCGAACTCGGCGGGAACCTTGCGGCCAAACACGCCATTCATTAAAACTTGTAGCTTATTCATAGTTCGCACCTCCTGATTATAGACTTACAATCTGATACTTGACGCCCTTCTCGCCATTAGGCATGGTGTAATACTTTACAACCTTACCATAGATACCAGAAGCGGGCTTAGAAGCCGTTAGCTGAGGTACAGCAGAACCAGCTACAGGAGCCACATATACGGGCGTAGTAGCGGCGGCATTTAGCACAGCCTCTAGAGCAGCAAAAGTAGCATAAGTAGTATCATTATATTGTAGACAATTAGTGGTTACGGTATCACCTAGACCTAGGATACCTACACGGGGATAATCACCGGCGATCTTGCGGCCAAAATTCTTTAGGCCCCAAGTCCGAATGTCATTATATTCTTTTTCAGTGGTATATACAATACCAATGGGCTTATCAGTCGCAGCGGCAGGAGCATTAATTGCACCAGCGGCCTTATCAGCGACTACCCACATACCATTCTCGCAAGGCGCGTCCTCAGTGAACGCAGTTCCGAGAGGTACTTGGGAAACTACCATGCCAGTCTTAGGGAAAGCTACCTGATTTAATTCGAGGCTGGCATAATTTTCACAAGGAAATCTTTTCATCGCTTATTCCTCCTTAGTTCTTGCGATATTTCTGCATAAATAACGCGAATTCATCAACAACAGGTTCTGGTAGTGGAACTACTTTGTTGTCAGCACTGCCAGCCATTTGTTTATTAGCATAGCAAATTGCGAGCTTGCTTTCCAAATCTGCAAGAGAGAACTATTCTATCTCTGCACGAATTGGGCTAATATCTTCTTCAGTTAGACCATTATTCATATAACGATCTACCAAAGCTTCTTTTTGTTCTACTTCTACACGAGCATGTTCAGCCTCATACACTGCAATTTGATCCCGTAGGGAAGCTTCAGTCTCAGACGCGGATGTTATCTTAGACTCAAGTTCTGCGATACGATTCTGGGCATTCTCATAATTAGTAGTCATTTCATTTAGCTGATTTTCAAGTTCGGTAATACGAGCTTCAAAATCAATCGTGGGTTCAGGCTCCGTAGCAGCTGGTTCTGCGGGCTCGGCCGCAGGTTCAACTGGTTCAGCGGCAGATTCCTCAGCAGCAAATTCTTCTGCTGGTTCTGCGGCTGGCTCTGCAGCTGGTTCAGCCGCAGGCTCAACTGGAGCTACTGGCTCCTGATCTACAGGTTCTTCCTGTACAGGAGTGGGTTCATTTACTTCGGGATTTACAA